GGGGCGGGCGACGGGGGAGATGCTGGCGCGGGAGTTGGAGCAGGTGTCAGCGACACCGGCCAATGGGTTGACGTTCTGGAGCACGAACGTGAGCACGAACGTATGGGCGCTGCCGCAGTCGGGACCGGGGACGACGAATGTGCTGGGGTGGATGACGTTTCATGTGGGTTATCAACCCGGGGACAGCAACCGGCTGGGGCGGACCTTGAGTTACCAGGTGAATGCGGACAGCAACGGTGTGGGACCGCTGGTGCGCCATGAGTGGCTGGGGGCGGTGACGAACACGAACACGATCCTGGACGGGGTGGTGGCTTTCCGCATGGCGGCGCTGGACCGGAACGGCGTGCCGGACACGAATGTGTTCACCAACGGTATCGCACCACGCGGGGTGGAGTGGGAACTGGCGGTGCTAGAGAGGCGGACTTGGGAACAGTATCAGGGGTTGAGCAACAACCCGGCGGTGCAGGTGCAGTTTCTGACGAATCAGGCGGGACACCTGCATGTGTTCCGGCAGCGGGTGACAGTGAAGGCCGGAAACTAAAAGTTTATGAGTCAAACCACCGGATACAAGAGAGCGCACGAGTTGGCCGGCGAATTACTAGCGATGAAAGACATGCCGGTAATTCTCGCTATGCCAGTATTTGACATTCCGAGACTGCTACACGCACTGCCGGTAAAGGCAGTCGTTATAGAGGTGGAAGGTGAACAATGTGTTCTGATTTCTCCTTCAAAGACGGTAAACCAAAAATAAAAAACGTATGAACATTAACAAAACAGCAAAAATAATAATCGTGGTCATGGCCATCGTGTCCGTCCATTGGATGCAAGCTGCGGTTGCCGGGCAGTTTCTGGTGGACTTCAAGACGGACGGGAATTCGATCACGCTGACGAATGGCCGGATGGGCGCGCAGACGGAGACGGCGGACCTGGGGCAGGCGTGGGTGGTGGAGTTGTTATCGAGCACGAACCTGATGGGCGGGCCGTGGTCGGTGGTGGACTTGCAGACTTATCCCAACGTGCCGGTGGGAGGGACGCTCTCGGACCCGGGCGAGGGCCGGATGGGGAGTTACGTGGCGGCGGTGAGCCCGTGCCTGAACTGGAAGACGGCGGTGGCGTATTTCCACCGGAGCGGGTGGAACGGTTTTGTGTGGCCGTTCACGAACAAGTATTTGATGAAGGTGGAACGGGAGGAATACCTCACGATCACGGGCGGGACGACGAATGAGGCTTTGGGCAGTCCGTGGACGGCGACGGAGACGGTGGACCCGCTGACGGATGCGCCAGCGTTCACGGCGGGGGCGACGGGCTGGCCGTTTACTGCGGACATCGCGTTTCCGTTCAGCACGACGAATGTGGGGAGCCAGCCGGGCTGGACGGTGAGTGAGACGCATTTTCAAAGCATCTCGGACAGCGGGCCGGGTGACCCGCGCTACATCCATTACTCGGACGTGTGGTTGAGCAACCCGAACACGATGGCGGCGACGGAGGCGGCGGCGCAGGCGCTGATTGACACGACGCTCTCCAACGCGGATTGGGGGACGCTGACGAGTGTGTGGTATGGGAGTTGCGGGCCGAATACGTGCGGGGACACGGGGAATGATGTTTACCCGCTGCTGGATTTGTTTGGCGCGCCGACGGGTAATGTTTACCCGGATTTGCCGCCGAACTACCCGGATGGGAGCACGAACGTGGTGGAATACCCGTGGCAGGTGAACAACGGGTGCGCGGCGGCGGGCTCGCTGTATGTGCCGTGCAACTGGGGCGGGGTGTGGGTGGTGCAGGATGACCAGTTGTATGTGGCCTACGACCAGCCGGAGATGTATTTGAAATGGGGGAGCGTGGTGCGCGGGCCGGCGGGCTGGACGGTGAACTGGGCGCAGTTTGCCACCAGTTACACGCAGCCGACGACGAACGGGACGAGCGCGCACCCGGCGGATTGCGGGACGGAAATAAGCATCCAGGCACCGGCGGCGTATGACGGGACGAATTGGTGCCTCATGGCGGTGCCGAACGCGGGACAATGAGATTATGAGTGAAGAAACTTACACGTTACGAATGACGCTGGAAGAGCGCAGCCGCCTGCTGTTCGCGCTGGGTTGTCTGGCCGGGCGGTTGTACGACGGAACGAATCCAACCGACCACGAGCATATCATGAAAACCATGGAGCTGGCGAACCGGTTGGGTGCGACGCGTCCCGATACGGAAGGAATGCCAACCCCGCGCAACATTCGCTAGTGGTCTTTGTAGGGGAGTGATGCCGCCGGCAGGTTGCCAGCGGCCACAGGCGGGTCGCCTGTGCCACCCCGGTGTGTGCGGGCGCAGTCTTTCCGGTATTTGCGCAGGATGAGTGGACACTTGGCGGGTTGATCGTACAGGAGTTGGGGGAAGGCTTCTTCGTAGAGGATGGTGTCGCGGTCCTGAATGACGGCGATGACTTCCGCGTATTTGCGACAGGCTTCGGAGAGGAGGACGCGTATGCGTTGGGCGCGCTCGGCCTTGACGCCACGGTCCAGGGCGAAGCACAAATCAAAGATGGTGGAGCGAATGCGGGTCTCGCGCTCGTGTTGATCATGGCAGGAGTTGCAGACGGCGGCATCCAGGAGTTTCAAGGGGTCTCCGAGGTCCATGTAGTCGTCATCCACGTTGACGGTGATGGGCGAGTGGCAGCAGTTGCAGCGGGTTTCTAATTTCATGATGCGCCTTTTCGATTGGTCACGCGTGCTTTGTTTGTCAATTTCAACCTCTCTAATCAGGCGCAAAGGTTTCCTGCAAGGCCAAGCCGGGGGTGACGTGGCAGAGTTGGCGGGCGAGAGCGCAATATTCTTCTGAAATCTCAATACCAATGGCGTTGCGCCCGGTTTCGAGAGCGGCGATGGCGGCGGTGCCGCTGCCCAGGAACGGATCCAGCACCGTATCACCGGGATTGGAGAAGGACAGTATCAGGTCCCGCGCAAGCCATTTGGGCATCATGGCGGGATGCGGCAGGGTTTGACAGGGCGACTCTTGCGCCCGGCTGTTCCCGGTCCAGACATTTGAACGACGGCCAAAATCGGCAATCACGCCACGATCGGCCTGTTCCCGCGTTCGTTTGATGTCGCCATTGACCAGCCGTTTGGAATTGTAGCTGAATGGCGCGGCCCCAGCGAATTTGTTTGGCTTATCCACCAGCGGGTTGAACGTGGTGATCCGACCTTTGCCCAAGACGAAAATGTATTCAAACATCTGGTGGTAGTGCCGGGCGTTGGGAGCGGCCACGTGCACCTTCTGCCAGATCATCGTGTCGTGGATGATAAAGCCAGCCTGTTCCCGAAAGAATATTTTTTGTTTGCAGGAGGTGAGGGTTTCACTGCCGTCGAGAGTGGAGTCACCCACGTTCCAACAAACCACCCCGCCGGGCACGAGCACGCGGTAGAGTTCCAGGGCGGTGGCCTGAAAATCCCACTGGCAATCGCCGCCGTAGGTGCGGAGGCCATCGTAGGGAGGGGAGGTGACGCAGAGTTGGACAGTGTCGGCTGGCAGTGTCCGCATTTGTTCGACGCAATCCCCAGGCAGAATCGTCAAGCTCATAAATTCTTGACGGAGCGGGCGAGTTTTTCAAAGTCTTTGTCCACGGCGGTGCGGGCTACCGGGACGACGGCGGCCCGGTCGATCAACTGACCCCAATTTTCGAGCAGCTTTTGCACGGATTGGGGGAAGTATTTGGCGCGGTCGGCGGGCGGCAGGCTTTCGCGGTAGCGGAGGATGGTGTTGAGTTCCTGCCACGCCGTGGGTTGGCGGGCAATCTCGGCCAGCATCTGCTCCTCGTAGTTGGACCATCGGCGGGCGGGGCCATAGATGGTGTTGAGGCGCTGGCGGAGGGTGTCGAAGGCGGAGGGTTGAGGGTTGATGGCGCGAATGGTTGACGGAGTGGGTGCGACGTAGTCGCATCGTTCCGCGATGTCTTGCGGTTTGTCTGCGACTTTACTGCCAAGCCAAGTTATGCCAAAGCGTTGCATGATGTCACTGGTGGTGAATGCGCCAGTTTCAAAGGAGGCATGGCATTTGCGGCAGACAAAAATGACGGTGATGTCCGAGATAGGATCACCATAACCCACAGGATGGTGCGCCAGGATGCCAGTATTGCCTTTGCCGTCCTTGGGCGCTTCGGTGTTGCACCACTGGCATACGGTGGGCCGGACGCTTAAACGGCCACCGGGAGTGAATAGCGGGCGTTCGCCGTTGAGGCTGCGGTTGACCATGCCGTGGGCGCGCTTTTTGACGGTGGCGCTGAAAGCCGGGGTGGACCCATCCTCCTCGGTAATCTGCATCCAGCCGATTTCATCGGAAGCAAGTTGATCCAAGGATAGTTGGACGATTTCCTCCGGCAGGCAAAGCATGCGCGACAAGGTGGCGGCGGTGTGGGGTTGGCCGTTGTCCCGAACCAAGACGCCACGGGGACTGCATTTGCTGGCGAGTTCCAGCAGCAGAATCCACACGGCGAACATTTCCAGGCCACGGGGCGACGCCATGAGTGTGCGGTAGCCGTCCCCGTCCTGTTTATTGGGCACGAGGACAAAATCCAGCCGTTTCAACTCCCGGGTGCGGTTGTTCTCGTAGTGCCTGTCCCAGTTGGCGATGGCGTAGAGCTTCAAGGGTTATGGAGGTTGAGGAGGTCCACGAATTGCTGGAAGGTCCAGACGATGTGGACGACGTGGCCGGTGTAGGCCCAGAAGCGGTCGAACACGCGCTTTTGGTCGTCGGAGAGTTTGCCGCCCTCGACCTTGGCTTCGACGGCGAGGAAGCGGCCATTGGGGAGGAAAATGAAGAAGTCGGGCATGCCGCAAGGCAGGGTGGTTTTTTTGTCCATGCGGGAGCGCAGGTAAAAGAGGGTGCGTTGGTTGAGCAAATTTGCCATGTGGTCCTGGAGTTGTTTTTCACTGCCGGAATCTTTTACCGTACCTGACCCTTGCTGCGACGGTAAGGTTGGCCGCGAACTTACGTTCGCAGCTACCGCGCAACTAGGGCGGACGCGTTGCTGCTCTTCCTTGGACATGAGGCGGAACATGGCGTCGGGAATTTGGTGTTTGGGAAGGCCCATTAAGCGGTTGAGGGTTGAGGGTGTTTGGTTGAGGGATGAGCATTCTGCCAGGAGTATTGGATCATGGCGTCGGCGAGGTCAAACGACCACTTGGCAAGTTTGTCGTTGGTGACGCTGGCCGCGTGCGTTGTCTGGTCCGCTAAAAGGCCGATGAGTGCGGCGGCGGCGAAAAAATCACGGCGGTCGATGGAGGTGGAAAAGCTCATGCCTCGATGGGTTTTTTGGCGCGGGGGAGTTGGACGGTGGCTTTGGTGGTTTTCCAGCCGCGGACGCCGGCGAGTTTGACGCCGGCGTTGAGGGCGGATTTGATTTCAAGAGCGCGGGGTTCGATCTTGACGCAGCCGGGATGGGCGCGGGCGAGGGCGTGGACATCAAAGACTTCAAACTCCCAAACGGAGGTGACGCGCTGGCTTTCAACTTTTGCAGGGGCGATGGGCATGGGGTTGAAGCTGCACATCATGGCGTGGTATTTCTGGTTGATGGCGTCCATGGCGTCCAGGTCCGGAGCGGTGGCGAGTTCTGCCATGCGGTCTTTATCAATTTGATTGAGGCGGTCTTTGGCGGCGTTGATGGCGGAGGTAGCGCGGGCGGCTTCGGCCTGCTGGTATTCGCCGACGATCTGGGAGACGCGCCAGGCTTCGGCTTTCAATTCTTCGGTGAAGGCTTTGGCGGCGGCATCAATGTTGCGCCCGAATTGAAGGACGGGGTCTTTGGCGGCGACGCGGGCCTCCTCCACGAGTTTGATGAGGGCGGCGAGTTCGGTTTGGGCGGCGACGGCGCGGGCGTTTCCGGCGGCATCGACGACTTTGCCGATTTGCGCGGACAACTCCAGGGCGGCGGCTTTGAGGCGCGCGGCCTGGGGGGTGAAGGTGAGGGACAGGGAGGCGTCGTCCCTTAACATGAGGGCGGTGTCGTTCATGGCAGGGCGGGTTCAGGTTTGAACATTTCAGCGAGGCCCTGGAGCATGCCCGTGCGGCCACGGATGAAGAGTTTGGCGTGGGTGTTGGACAGGTCCGTGAATGCGCCGATGGACCCGGCTTGGACGGCGGGAAATTCCTGATCCGCCCATTTCTGGAATTGATCGAAGGTGTAGCCTGTCGTGGTGAGGATTTCCGCAAGCTCTTCTTGCAGGGTGGGGACATCGGATTTGGTTGGCCGCGAACTGACGTTCGCAGCTACCGGGTCTTTGGCGGGCGCAGGTTCCTCGGTGTGCGCGGAGTTATCGGTGGCGAAGTCGGTGGTGATGGTGGATACCAAACGAGCGCCGCGTTTGGCCGGGGTCTCGGGTTCGAGGTCGATGACTTCGGCCTGGGTGTAAAGCCCGCCCATGAGGGTGGGGAAGGTGGAGCGGAGGGCATCGGCTTCGACGCATTTGACGATCATCATGGCGTGGTTTTTGGGGTCTTTCCAGAGGCCGTAGGTTTTGACGAAGGTTTTGAGGGCGGCGCGGCGGGTGGTGGGGATTTTGTGGCCTTTGTGGTGGACGCGCGCCCAGCCGCCGACGAGTTCGTGGATGGCTTCGTCGTAGAAATCGCCTTCGGGCTGGGTGAGTTCGCCGCTTTCGCGGTCGCGCAAGATGGTGCCGGATTCCATGCCGTCGAATTCCTTGGAGGCTTCGGCGCGTTTGAGGAGGGCTTGGTGGGCGGTGATCATGGAGTATTCTGGCCCGTTGCGGCCATCGTAGCCGATGAGGTAGGCATCGCCGGCGAAGGGGTTGAGGTGTTGGGCGCTGCACATCATCATGAATTTGATGGCTTGTTTGTCGTCACAGAGTTTGCCCTGGGCGGTGGGGGTGCAGCAGAGGTCTTTGACGATCTGGACGGTGAGTTTGATTTTGTCCGCCGCGCCAAAGGGGACGTATTCCATGGCGCGGGGTTCGGCGTTTTTTACGAGCGAGGTGTTCATAGGAGTTTGAGGTTGCGGAGTTTTGAGGGGGGCTTCGGGAAAACACAGCGCCACACGCGGAGCAGGCATTCAAACACCAAGAGCATGGCAACGCATGCGGCGGTGAAAAACACGACAGCGAGCGCAAAACCGGTGAGCCAAAACAGAATCATTATGGGGTCTTTCATACGCTGCGGACGTGGTTTTTGCGGTCGAGGGCGGCGCGGACTTTTTCGATGTCGTACCAAATTTCGTGGCCGATTTTGTAGTAGGGGATGAGGCGGCGGACGCGCCAGCGGTCGAGGGTGCGGGTGCAGGGGCGGTTGTCTTCGGCGAAGAGTTCGGTGATCAGCGCGGGGGCTTTGACGAGCTTGGTGGTGTCGATTTTCATGGTTTGGGGGGATGGTTTTTCTGCCAGGTGGCGAGGGCGAGTTCGATTTGCAAACGGCAAAAGGCGGTGAAGCGGCGGCGGGTGAGGTGGCCCATGGCGAGGATGGCTTGCTTGGTATCGGCGCGCAACCGGATGGTGATGCGGTCGTCAAATACCTTGGGCCGGGTTCGTCGCGCGGTTGTCATACGGTGTGCATGCGGGCGACTCTGGTGCTTAAGTCTGACGCGGGCGGCCTGGCAATAAAAATTTATTCACCGGAGACGATTTGTCGGACTTAAGCGCGGATGGCTTGGAAATACTGGACGACGTCAGGCTTGCGAGAACGCGTGGAAAAGTTATTCACATGGTAAAAATACCTAGGGGGCGGTCGGGAATTGGCGGCTGAAATGTTTTATTGTCGTTTGACTTGACAATGCGCAAGCGCTTGCGTATGGTGGGGGTGACGGTCAACCAATAATAAAAAAATGTATGAAATGTAAAATCACAATCAGCATGGACAACGCCGCGTTTGAGGATGGGGAGGGGAAACCCGAACTGGCCCGTATTCTGCGCCGTTTGGCGGACAAAGTAGAGGCGGGCGACGAACCGCCTTTTCTCTATGATGTGAACGGTAACAAGGTTGGCAAGTGCGAGGTAACGAAATGAGCGCAACCACTGATTATCAAAAACAGGCGGCGGATTTTCTCGAAAAGTTCGGGATTAAATTCGTGGCGAAGTTGAGCGACACTAAAACACCACCTTGGCCCGTCACGAACCGCGAGGTTCACAAGAAAAACCATGGGCATCACTTCCGGGTGATGATCAGCAAGGGAAAGCGTGGGCAAGGTGTGAAGTTTGGGCAGCGTGTGGCGTTTGATTTTTGGGCTTCGCTGGCTGACATGGACAAAGGCATTAAGACGGTGACGCCTTATGATGTGCTGGCCTGCATTTCCGGCGATGTGAATTGCCCGGAAACATTCGCGGACTTCTGCGCGGAATACGGCTATGACGAGGACAGCCGGAGCGCGGAAAAGATATTCAAGAATGCTGCCACCTTCGGCAGGCGGTTGCGGGCCTTTTTCACGCCGGAAGAAATCGAGGCATTGCAGAAAATCCAATAACATGAAAAAAACGAACACGAAAAACGCGGCGGCGGCGGCTTTGGGCAGCAAGGGCGGCAAGGCGGGCCGGGGCAAAGCCAAGGCCCGCACGAGCGCCCAGGCGCGGCGGGCGGCAAAGGCACGGTGGGCGCGGTCTAACCACATGGCCCCGACGTGAAGATTAAATTTTTCAAAGCGTTGCCGATGTCAAAAAAGGCGCTGGCGCGGTGGCGGGCGGAATGGGTTCGGCGCGGCTGGCGCTTGCGTCCATCCCGCCGGCGGGAAAGGCGGGACAAGTGAAACTTGGCTTTGGGGGTGCGTTGTTCGCGGCGTGTGTCATCGTGGTTTTCGGCACGGCGATATTTTCGGCGGCCTTTGTCGTGCTTGGGGACTTTCTGCGCGGGGAGTGCCAGCCAGGGAGCGCGGCGGAAGACCACGCGGACTCTCAGGCGATGCGGCTTGGGTTCGGGTTGGCGTCGCTGTTCGCGCTGCTGTTTGTGTTGCGGTGGTGGCTTGGGTGACGAAAACGCCAAAAACGCGAAAATGCCGTTTTCGGGTAAAACCGGAGCGGCATTTGTCGTTTAAACGGTTTGAGACGGGCGATCAGGAGGCGCGGGCTGTCTTGACATGGGGGGGAAACGAATCATGGCTGGACAGCCCAGGGACGGCGCAAGGCCAGGGGATGCCGCAACGGGGGCAATGGTTAAAACCGATTTGCCAAAGATTTGCCAGAAATGTGTCTTTTTGTGTCTTTTGGAGTGTTTTGGTGTCGGAATGAATGGGAGTTGACAAGTCGGCAAATTGGCTGCAAACATTGATTAAAGCCGTTGTTTGGCCAGTTTAGCTCAGTGGTAGAGCGCCGGTTTTGTAAACCCCAAAGCCAATCAATTCTACCCAATAGAATCAATGGTTTTAAAATATCGTTTGACATTTGCGAAATTATTTGCGATTGTGACACCGTCCGCCAGTAACGGACACAAATAAAAAAGTATGATAACCAACGATAACGGATTATTGATAGAGGACGGGCGGTGTGTCGGCTACTTGATGCACTTCGAGGGTAAGGGAGTTTACGACCCCAACAAAGGCAAGCGGGACATCACGCCAGAGGATGCCAAAAAACACAATGAGCTTTTGGCGCAAGGCGAAATACTTGGGCTGGACAAGTGCGAAATCGGCCAATGGGGGACGTTTTACCTAAAGGCTTTGACGGGCATTTGGCAGGTTCAAACCTGGACTGGTGCCCTCGTGTCGGCTGACGTGGTGAAAAATGGCCGCGTGATAATCTTCCGGCGCAACGGGCGGGTATATCGCGGCATTGAGCAAAAGGAGGCGGATTGTTTCAACTTTAAACGGGTGAAATAACATGAACACCTTCAAAATTAAACCGTTTCAAAACCCCTCCGGCACGACGGTGTTCCGCGTCGTGGGGACACTCAACGGGAAGCATATCCGCGAAAACCATAAAACCCAGGTGGAAGCAATCACGGCCAAGCAGGGTTATGAGCGGGAAGCAAACAACCTAACTCCCCTGCCCGCTGTCACAACCCGCCTCACCGCCGATCAAGCGGCAGAGGCGGAGGCGGCATTTCACCGGCTCAATGGCGGGCCACTCACCATGACAAAGGCAATAGACTTTGCCCTGAAAAATTATGCTCCATCGGCAAAGCCAGTCACGGTGACTTTTGCCGTGCAAGCGTTCCTGCAAGCGAAGCGGCGGGAAAATGTCCGGCCTGATACGTTGCGCAACTTGGACGGGCGCTTACAATCGCTCATGAAAACTCACGGCGGGGACATCGTCGGCGAGTTGCAACCGGACACGCTCAAGCCGTTTATTTTCGGCAAGGGCTCAATGCTGAATCAACGGAATAATCACTTGGTTTTCACCAATTTTTTCAACTGGTGCCAGCGCAATAAATACGTTGCCGTGTCACCGTTGGAAAACATCGGCTCTATCACAATCGACCGCGAACAGCCGGAGATTCTCACACTCCCCCAGGTGCGAGCATTGGTTCACGCGGCCAGCGCTTACAAGGGCGGCGTCTGTCTCCCCTACGTTGTCGCGGGTCTGTTTTGCGGTATCAGGCCCAAAGAGATCAGCCGCATCAAGTGGGATGACGTGAATCTCAAAACCAATACGGTCAGCGTATCGGGCAAGTTGCGCGGGCGGCGAATGGTTGACATCCCGCAAAATGCAAGCGCCTTCCTGCTCACTCATGCAATCCGCAAAACCCCTTTCGTCGGCTCTAACTGGCGCAAGGATTTTGACAAGGTCAAGACGCTGGCGGGACTCACCTCGTGGCCGCAAGACGTGATGAGGCACACGGCCATTACTCACCACTTCGCCCAACATCACCACGAGGGCAAGACAGCATCATGGGCGGGCAACTCTCCCGATGTCATCCATCGTTATTACAAGGGGCTGATTAACGACCCCCAAGACACGGTGGACTTTTGGGCGATCACGCCGGAAAGCCTGGACAACATCACCACCCTCAACACCAAGGCGGCATGAAAAAAATATTCAAATATTCGTTCGGCACGTCTTCTAATCTTCAAACCATCACCATGCCAGAAGGCGCGGAGATTTTGAGCGTGCAAATACAGCGAGGAGCGGTGTGCGTGTGGGTCGTTGTTCCCAACGTTGAAAAGGCCTTGGTTGAACGTCATTTTGCAATCTTCGGCACCGGACAACCCATCAACCCTGATCTGAAATTGTGCTACGTCGGCACCTTCCAAGAAGGGGACTTCGTGTGGCATGTGTTTGAAATCAGCGCAACGCAATAACTCCCGGCGGACTTTGTTCCGCGTGGAACATTCAGCCCCTTGCGTTTTACCGCGCATGGGGCGACTTGTTTTCCATGCCGCAAGTGCTTTTCACAACCGCTAATGCAAAGGAAATGGCGCTCCGTGGTGCCATAGTCCGCAAGGAACGATACGCACAACGGAAAGCAGCCGCGAAAGAAGCGAAACAACGCGCCAGATTCGGCGCTACCGTTGTCACCGAATCTTCGCCAGCGTATCAAACCGGCTATGTTGCCGGGAGACTCACCCGCATACGCGCACATATTGCCAGGCTTGATGAGAGGTTGGCGGCGGCAACCGAACCGCTGGACTGCGAGCGTCTGATGCGGGCCTTGAGCTTGGCGAGCGAGCTTGAGCGCGTGCTTGATGGCCGACCGCTGCCGGGCTCGCGCAGGCCGGGCAAGGAGCGAAGCACCCAGGACCAGGACGTGAACCCGGTGTAACGGTTCACGCAACCGGTGCAAACGCTTGCAAATATTGGGGCTTTTGAATTTGGCTCATGGATTTGCCAGCCGATTTGACAAAGGAATCTCTTTTTTGCCGGGCCGTCCCCACACCCCCCACCCCCACCCCCGCGCCCCGGCCCGACCCACACGCGCATACCCTCGTGTGTTAAACCTGGTTTTTGGAATTAACCGTGTTGCAGCAACACGACTGCATCTCGCCCATACCGGGGCCGATGAGCAGGCCATCCCAGTCCCAGCAGAAATGCCAGCCTTCAGCGATTTCGTCGGGAGTAAGCGGTTCGACACGTTCCCAGGCGGCATCGGACATGAGGAAATGCCAGCGTTCGTCGGTCATTCGTCTTGTTCGCCGGAGAGGTCGGCTTCGGCGAGTTTATGGTTTTGAGCCTGCCATTTCTCGTATTGATGGTGCCAGAAGTCGAAGCAGGAATAATGGTCACCGCAACGTGGACAGGTGAAATTACAAGAACGGTCCATGCCGGCCTTATCATCGACGTTCAAACCACAATTCGGGCAGGAAACGCGGCGGCGGATGGGATTGGGCCGGTGCGGTTTTGCGTGTGTGGCTGACATTTTAATCCTTGAACTGCATGATGGGGGCGTTGGACCTGAGCAGCGGACTGCCGTGTTGTTGTGAGATCACAGGAATTTTGACGCAACCAGCAGCACGCATGGTTTCTTCTTCCTTCTTCTTCCATTCTTCCTTCTCGGCTTCGGTTGGCGGACGGAACCGGTCCAACGGGTGATAACGGAACACGCGGTTGGAGCCCTGGCCGGAGGGGAGACCGGACGGTTGCGGGTTATCGTTATTCGTAGGCATAATGCTTCCCCTGTCCCCAGGAGACTTTTTTTGAATCGGGTGCTGCTCGGGGGCGCTGATGTGCTTCCGCCCCATGGATTCAAAGAGTCTGGAGGGTTACCCCTCCCACACGGTCGGGCGGTCTATTCTCAACGCCTCGTCAGTTGGTTGTTTTACAGCGATCAATATTAGTTGCCGGTTGGGCCGGCGGCTCGGTGCCATGCACCGGTAGAGTGAGCCTTGGTCTAAGCTGCCCCGGTGAGACAATCTTACAGCAATCCGGGGATTTATGGGATGGAAATTCATTAGTAACGGGCAACGATGTTGCTGGTTTTGGACCGGGAGCAATAAGCGGCGTGGGAGCGGAGGTACGCCCGGGTTTGTTTACGGGACAACGGTTTTTTCCATCCGCGTTGTTTGCGCTTAAAGGTGATGGGGATGAAGGTCCTCATTCAAAAAAGTTGCCGGCCTTGTTCAGGGGCCGGCGGGGATGACTGCTTCCGTTCTGGCGTTCCCTTGCGGGAACCAGATTTGTTGGGCCGTGAACGTCGGCAGTCATATTGAACGGTTACGACGGCGGGACGGATTTGTCAACGGGTTTTTTTGCGGTGGGCGGACCTGGCTGGTATTCACCGCACCAGGTGTCGGCACCGGAGGTGGGGAAACTGGAGAGGCCGGCATCCACGCGGACGGGCGGGTGAGCGCAGCAGAAGCCGGTGAGGGAGGTTTTTTTCTTCCACAACCGGCAGTTGGAACAGGATTCGATCATAGGCATTCTTTGAGTTTATCATGGAGCGCGGCCAAGATTCGCGCTTTTTCGGTTGGCTGACGGTATGATGAATCCCCGTTATTGATCATCGCCACGGTGTGCCAGCCACTGTATTCGCCAGCGAATAATTCACACAACTTTTCGGTTTCATTGTTTGGAACTAGGGAAAAGGTGTGGCCTAGTGCGCATTTGCGCCCATGATGGTCCTGCAATACACCGCTGCACCAGCGGTCCTCGGGGATGGCCTCGAATTTGTTGATGAAGAATTTAACCAGATGGCGCTTCTCTTCGGCGTTCATAGAACCTCCTTTAATTTGTCGTGGAGGGCGGCGAGGATGCGGGAGCGGGGTCCGCGCTGTCCATAGACAGGGTGGTCGTTGTCGTTGATCTGTATGATGGTGGGCGCATCACCGAATAGTTCGACCGTTTGTTGGGCGAGTGGAGGGAACGAGTGATCGTAAGGATGTTCAAACATTTGTTTGGTGACGCCGAGGTGACCGAGAAAGCAATGGGCTCCATGTCCATCGTCGAAGTGGCACGAAATCCACCGTTTCGTCGGTATGCTTAGGCATTTATTGATGAGGGCTTTGATGAGGTGGCGTTTGGATTCGGTTTTCATACTTTTTTATTTGGTTGGGTGTTGTGGTTGGTTAATCGGTGTTGGGTTTGCCGGCTTTCCAGGAGTCGTAATCCCACGGGTAGAAAAAATCCTGCTCTTCAAAGGGCAGACCCTCGACGAGCGGGCGGGTCTGGCCGTGGAGCAAGGTCCAGAAGGGCACCTGCTCATGCACGGGCAGTTCGCGGATGCGGGGCCAGTCGTATTCGGTAGCCATGGTTTTCATGGGTTGTCCACTCCGGCGGCTAATTGTGCGCTCTTGTCCTCCTGGGTGAAGGACATGTCGGCTTTGTTGTTCGTGCGGAAGGCGCGCAGGTTGCCGCTGGCGGATGAGTAGGCGGAATTCACGCTTTGACCGGAGGGACCGAAGTTCATGATGTTGGTAGGCTGCACGCCGATGCTGCCGCCAACGGCGTAGGAGTCAATCGTGGCCCCGAGAAAAACGAATTCCCATTTGTATTGAGTTTTCTGGTGTTCGATCATCTCGCGGATGCGGTTGACGCCGAATTTCCGGCTGGCGTTTTCCTGACCGTCCGTCATCACGACGAACACGACTTTGGCGGGACGTTCGGACTCGGGCAGGTTCTTGAGCAAGCCGCCGGTTTCTTCGATGGTCTGTCCGATGGCGTCGTAGAGCGGGGTGTAGTCACCGGGCACGTAGGTTTCCTTGGTGAGTTTAGGGATGTTTTTGATGTCGGCTCCAACGGATTTGAATTCGATAGCGCTGGAATCGAACAGGACGAAGGTGAAGGTAGCTTTGCCGGGCACGGCCTGCTGTTCTTCGAGGAAGCGGTTGAAACCGCCGATGGTGTCGTCGCGCACGATGCTCATGGAACCGGAGCGGTCCAGGACGAGGGAGATGTGGGTGTAGTCAGTTTTCATGGTAGTAAACCCGCCGGGTGTAATGAGGGAGATGTATGGTAACCCCGCCGGCACAAGCCAGCCACCCGGCGAGAAAGCATGCACAGCGTGGTCACGGCGGAAGGCCATGAATCCGCTAAGATTGAAGGACCTATCGCTACACGCTGCGCAAAGTGAAATCCTCCGGGGAGGTGTGATGAACACGTTTGTTGCGAGACAATGCCAGTGAAGGCACCCCGGAGGAAAAATGTCAAACGGATCATCACATCCCGGTGGTTAAGTCTGGACGGAAAAATTGTCAACAAAAAATCGTAAAATATTTATTGCAAAAAAACCGGGCAGGACTTAAGCCAAGACTGTGATGAACGCGAGCCCCAAAGTCTGCCCCTTCCGCCGCGCAGTGCCGAGTGCGAGTTTGCTGCACTATGGTACGACTCAAATCAAGAACGCAATGCCCGGTCAACGGGTTTCAATTCATCGATCCGGCGATTTCGGCGGACGCGCTGCAAACGTGGGATTTTGAAAGCATGGTGGCGCAAGTACAGAGCCGGCGAGCGGCGAACCCGAGGTTCGGGTTGACGACGGACGCGAACAGCATCCGACAGGAGGTGGACGCGCAGAACGCGCTGCGGATGCTCTCCATTCGCAACGCGGAGAGTTACGTGACGGTTGAGGGGGGCGCGTCCCCAAACCGGGTGGCCCCTCGCAGCCCAAGCTGGGCCGGTGCTGTGGGGGGCGTTAAGAAAATGGCAAGTGGCATGGGCGCGTTGAAGGACTGGCTAGGCTCGGGCGGGGTGCCCGTGGGGGCGGAAAAAGCCACGGGGCGAGCGGCGGTCTGCGTGGTGTGTCCGCAGAACCAGCCGGGGGACATCCTGGCGATATTCACACAGCCGGTGGCCGAACGGATCAAGCAGCAACTGGCGATTAAACACGACATGAACCTGGTGACGCCTTACGATGACAAATTGGAAGTGTGCGCGGCGTGTGCGTGTCCGCTCAAACTCAAGGTGCATACGCCGCTGGAGCATATTCTGGCGCATCTGCCGGCGGAGGTGCGGGCGAAACTGGACCCAAGTTGTTGGATCACAAAGGAAATGCAAAATGTAAAATGAAGAATGAAGAGTGCCGACGAACAAATCGCGGAGTTTATGAAGGAACGCAACGAGGCGTTGCTGTCGCTCGACGAATGGAAAATCCGTGGCTATTTAAAAAAGTGGAACGGAGATGTGGGACCGGCGCACCCGGAGGCGTTCTGGCGGGGAGTACATAAAGCCATCACCGCAATACCCGGACTACCGTTGGAAAGAAGGCTGGCCAGTAAGGCCTGGCTGGATTCGCACGGCTCGTCATCGCACGACGACGGAGATTTGTGAAACCACACTGCTGGATGACACCCGAGGAGCAACCGCCGTGTTTTATCATACTGGGCCGGTATGGGGACATCATCCAGTTATTGCCGGCGTTTCAGGCGGTGTGGGACCGCACCGGGTTGAAACCGATTGTGTTGACGAGCACGGAATACCAGACGGTGCTGGAGGGGGTGAGTTACGTGCAGCCGCGCGCGGTGCATTGGAACTGGTGGGAAGGGGTGCCGGCGGCGAGGCAACTGGCGGCGGAACAATTCGGCGGGGGGATCGTGTGCCAGTGGTGGGCGGATGAACCGTTCAAGTGGCAGAAGCAGGCTTACGCGCAGTTGCTGGGTGATTGCAGCGTGGTGTTGCAGAGCCACGGGCGCGAGTGGGGCGTGGACATCGGCGTGGTGCCGAACTACGGGACGAGCATGTGGACGCGCGCGGGATTCACGCCGGAGGAAATGAAAGGCCTGCCCCTCGTGTTCGACCGCCGGGACGCGCATCGTGAGGCGCTGCTCGTGCGGCACAACACGCACCCGAACCCCGCGATGCGCAGGCCGATGTTGCTGGTGAATTTCAGCGGGGTGAGCAGCCCGTTCGCGCCGGTGCCGGAGGTGATGCGGGTGGTGGACGAATTCAAGGGCCGGTTCAACGTGGTGGACCTGGGCAAGGTGCGGGCGCAGCGGATTTATGATTTACTGGGGTTGATGGACGCGGCGGTGGGAATGATCACCACCGACACGGCGACGCTGCATCTGGCGGCGACGGGGAACATTGATTACGTGGGTTACACGGTGGACGGATGGACGAGCAGCGTGCCGAAGGGACGTTGCGTGGTGGAAATCAAATACAGCCAGGCGCTGGACCGGCTTGGTGAGTTGCGACCGGTTTTAAATAAGTGGTCCAACGCGGAGCAGCCACGTCAGGAAGTGGGCGCGGGCGGTGGAGGAGGAGTGATGCAGGTTTAACCGCAAAGAACGCAGACAACACAAAGATTTTATGACAAAACTTGAAGCGTTCAAAGAAGCCGCTCGACGTAGCGTGGATTCGCCAGAGGAAGTAGAGCGGCGGTTTAAAAATGTGATTCTGGTTGGTGCCTTACCGCCAGATGCGAATGACGAAATTCCACCTGGAGAGGAGGAGGCGTTTATCATACATCATTTTCAAATGGTAACGGCGATGAAAGCAAATCCAATGCTTGCACACATTGCCGTGCTGGAGGGACAGGAAATCATTCGAGAACGAGCGAAAAAAAACTGATGATTTATCATTTTTTCACTTCGTATTCGCCCTCGGACCCGGACACGGCGCGACGGCATCGCATCGCACAAATGACGTGGCCGCGTCAACCGTGGCAGGAGCGACCGATTGAGGACAGGAACCTGCCCCGGCTGTGGCGCGAACGCGGCAGGAGTTACCCGTACGTTATTGATTTGTTTGACGCCGGCTGCGCGTTGCTGCCGGACGACGCGATTATGGTGTTCACGAACACGGACATTCTCGTGCGCGGGGACGCGTGCCTGGTGATTGCGGAGGCGCTGCAAGGTTGCGACGCGTGCTATGCGTTCCGCCGCGATTTTCATCATCGGTTCGACACGCCGATACCGGACAAGGATTTTGAGAAGGGGCTGGACTACGCGGGCAGCGACCTCGCGGCGTTTCGCGTCGGCTGGTGGCGGGACAACCGGAAGGAAATGCCGGACATGATTATTGGGTTTGAGGCGTGGGACACCGTCCTGCGGACGTTGATCGAGGAGACGAACCCTGGCGTGCAGCCGTTGCGGGACATCATCTGCCACGAGCGTCACGGGAGTTACTGGGAAAACCCGGCGCATCGTTATAAACTGGCGAGCCAGAACCATAACCTCGGTCTGGCGAAAGCGTTTTTGATGGAACGCGGGCTGACGCCGGGAAACTATTGCATAAGGTAACCACAGATAGACACGGATAAACACGGATATGAACCACCAAGAAGAGATTGAAGAGACGCTTAGGGAGATACAAGGTTATATCGACTGGAACATCGCCTTCGTTAAAAAAGTGCAGCGCCGCAGGGAAATACTGGCGGTACTCAATGTTGTTGCGCAAATGTCCAGCGCGATGTGGAATTTCTACCACTTTCATTATGTGAAGGCTTTGATTGACGTGGCGTGCGCGATGGGCATGTCGTGTTTTTCGTTTTGGATATTGGGATTGAGCATCAAAATGGCGCGCGCGCGCAAACGCGAACTGGCGGAATTGAAAATGCGCGGTCAGCAGATTTTGGAAAACTGGAGAGGTTACCGTAATTGAAAACGATTTTATTCTGCAACACGAAGCAGCCGCAGTGCGGAGTTTACCAGTACGGACTGCACCTGGCGACGGCGCTGGAGTTTTCCAAGAAATATAATGCAGTGTATCTGGAGCCGGTGGATGAAGGGGAGATGTGCCAGCACCTTCGCAAGCACAACGCGGTGGCGGTGTTTTATAACTGGCACCCGGACCAGGGCGGTTGGATGAGGGGCGCGCCGTTCGACCTTGCCGGAATAAAACAGTTTCTGATTTATCACGATTGGGAGGCGCACCCGGAGAAGTGGGACGGGGTGTTGATCAGTGATCCGACCAAGGCCACCGGCGGAGGATGGTTTCCCATTCCGCGACCGCTGCCGGTGTGGCAACCGATTGAGGCCGCGCCGGTGAATTACGATTGCCCGACGCTGGGGGTGCATGGGTTCGGCGGCGCGAGCGCGGACTGGCTGGTGACGCGGGCGATGGACGAATATGACAACGCGGTGCTGCGGCTGCACCTGCCGTGGGCGCATTACGGCGACGCCGCCGGGGTGGAGGCGCGGAAGATGGCGGACCTGTGCCGGGAGCATGTGAAGCGCAAGCCGAGCATCGAACTGCAAATCAGCCACCACTGGATGAGTGTGCCGCGATTGCTGCACTGGCTTTCCCTCAACGACATGAACGTTTATTTGCGGGACCCGGCGGCGCACTGGCATGGCGTCTCCAGCGCCCTGGACTCCGCGCTGGTGGTTCGGCGTCCGCTGGCCATCAATAAATGCCAGGGGTTTCGACATGTCCATGGCACGATCCCGAGCGTGTGCGTGGAGGACCGCTCGTTGAAGGAGATTTTAAAAACCGGCATTGAGCCGTTGAAACCGTTGTACGCGGCGAACAGCCGGGAGGCGTTGGTGAGCCGGGTTGAACAAATATTGCAGGAGAAAGGAGTTTGATATGCCACGAACTTACGTTTGTAGCTACGAGTAGCCATGGGCATTGAAACCAAAACGCTGGGGGTGTTGATCGACGAACTCAACACCACGAACATGAAGATTTTTCAGAACCTGGAGGTATTGGACCACATGGCCAACCCGGAGGCCGGGGCGTTGTTCAAGAAAACGCAGACGTTGAACCGGCGGCGGAGCGAATTGATCCAGGCGATTGACCGGAAGTTTGGGGAGGGGGACGTAACCATAACCGATAAAACCTACAGGTGAACCATGACATCACGAGAACTGGCGGATGCAATTGACGCGTTGATTGTATTGCGCATTGGCGAATCACTCATGACCGACAACACACCCGAGCGCGTGTCAGCGGCGCTGCTGGAACAAATCGAAGTTCAAAAACGCACCATTGCCGATGCGTTCAAACGGTTGGATCATACCGGCGGGATGTATGTGGTGGGCAAGGACGCGTGTGGCAAAGAGCAAACGTAGTCTGGACGAAATATGAGCCGGAAGCAATTTGACGACGAATGCCAGGGATGCCGGCCCGTGATCCTTGACCGCAAAACCATGGAACCGTTCCCGGACGACTCGGTGCCGATGCAGGCGGTGAACGCGGTGTGGAGCACCACGACCAAGGACCAGCGCGAGGCGTTCCACCGGTTCACCTGCCTGAATTCGCGGGACCCCGGTGACGTGGGGGTGATGCAAACCCTCACCCGGATGTTTGAACAGGAAATACGAGACCGGTCATGAAAACGATTCTGATAGTCAACACGCGGGAGAAGGAGTGCGCGGTGTGGCAGTATGGACAAAATCTGTTTCACGCGCTGGTGTCCAAAGAGTTGTTTGAATCAAGCCAGTTTCATTTTCATTATTGCGAGCCAAAGGACGATTCAGACTTGCTGTGGGTTGCGACTAAAGTTGTGCCCGACGCCATCATTTACAACTGGCATCCGAACCAGGGCGGGTTTTTGAAAGACGCGCCGTTTGACGTGGGCAGGGTGGTTAAGAATTTGTGCGTGTTTCATGAGATGGGCTGGGAACGGGAGGAGAAGTTTGACGCGGTGTTGTTCAGCGCGCACCCAACATCCGTGGGGTGGCCGGACGATTGCAAAATCTGGCACCGGGTCCCGCTGCTGCTGCCGCAGGCGGATTTTTTACCGAAGCCGGATGCCAAGCATGACCCGGCGTGCCCATGGATTGGGGTGAACGGCTACGGCGGGGCACACGCGAACCTGGCGATGGAACAAATTGTAAAGGAATTTGACCACGCGAACGTATGCCTCCACCTGCCTCCGGCGCATTATGGCGACGCGGACGGACGGTATGCACGGATTTTTGCGGAGAAATGCCGGGACCTGGCCAAAGACAAACCGGGAATCCTGGTTCATGCGCGTCATGATTGGATGGACCAGGACGACTTGTTGACGATGCTCTCACTCAACGACCTCAATCTTTATCTTCGCCCTACGCAAGTAGCGTGGCACGGGGTGAGCGCGGCGATGTGCGCGGCGCTGGCGGTGAAACGGCCCATGTCCACGAACCGCAATCCGAGTTTCCGGCATTTGTGGGATTGCCAGCCGAGCGTGTGCGTGGAGGACCGGTCGTTGAAGGAGATTCTGGCGACGGGGACGAAACCGTTGGAGCCGGTTTGGGAACAGAACAGTACGGAGAAGTTTGTGGCCAGAATTGAAGAAATACTCGGAGAGTTAGGAGTGTAGAGTGCAGAATGCAAAATGGGGAACGAGTGTGGTAGGTTCGAGAATGAATGTGCAAGAAATCAAGGCGTGCCGGATATGTGGCGGTGAGAGACTGGCGCTGGTGGCGAGCCTCGGGGAGCAGTGCGTGAGCGGGGCGTTTCTGGCGTGCAAGTCGGTGACGCCCGAGGTGCCGCTGGTGGTGGTGCGGTGTCAGCGGTGCGGGCTGGTACAGTTGCAGCACAGCGTGCCGCCGGAACTGATGTATAAAAAATACTGGTATCGCAGCGGGGTGAACCAGACGATGCGCGAGCACTTGAAAGGTATCGTGGAGGAGGCGAAGGCGCGGGTGAAACTGGAGGCGCGGGACATGGTGCTGGACATTGGGTGCAATGACGGGACGTTGCTGGAGGCGTACGGGGTGACTCCGGGGCCGTATGACACGATCCAGATGATGGGGATGGACCCGGCGGCGAACATGATTGAACTGGCGCTGGCCAAGGGACTGCCGGTGGTGTGCGATTTTTTCAGCGCGGAACGCTATTACTCGATGATGAACAAAAACCAGAAGCCAAAGATCATCACGAGCATCGCCATGTTTTACGATTTGGAGGACCCGAACCGGTTTGTGGCGGACATCAAGGAGATTTTGCACCCGGAGGGGATTTGGGTGCTGGAGATGAGTTACCTGCCGACGATGCTGGAGAGGAATAGTTTTGACACGATTTGCCACGAGCATTTGGAATATTATCATCTGGAGCCGCTGGAGGAAATGTTGCTGACAAACGACCTGGAACTGGTGGACGTGAGTTTGAACGACATGAACGGCGGGAGTTTTCGCGTCACCGTGATGCACGATGACCGGCTGTCCGAAGATGCCGAAGGTCAGGAACGATTGCAGCAAATGCGCGCGGACGAGATGATGCTGGGGCTCGACAGTGACGGGCCGTACATGAATTTCCGGCGGAACATTGAGAAGGTCAAATGCGACGTGCAGTTGTTTTTGAAGAGCGCGAAGGAGGCCGGGAAGGTGGTGCATGGTTACGGGGCGAGCACGAAGGGCAATACGATTTTGCAGTTTTGCGCAGTGACGCAGGACCTGCTGCCGGTGATTGCCGACCGGAACGAAAGCAAATGGGGACACTTCACGGTGGGGACGAACATCCCGATTATATCCGAGGCCGAGAGCCGCGCGGCCAAGCCGGATTATTACTTTGTTTTGCCGTGGCATTTCATGGCGGAATTCCGAATGCGGGAGACGGAGTTTTTGGCGCGTGGTGGGAGGTTTGTGCTGCCGCTGCCCATGCTGGCGATTGATCCAGGGCCAACTTGGACGAAGTGCATTGCGAGTTGACAATACCCGACACGGTTGATTTATTACGACCGTGAGCACGCGAGACCAAGCAGAGCCTGGACCCAACCCAAAAAACCGGGACATCATGCGGGAACGGATTGCGCCGGGAATCTGGCGGGACGCGAACGGGGACATCCACTGGAGCATCACGGAATTGCTGGAGATGGTGGACCTGCCGGACACGCCGGAGCACCGGGCCAAGGTGGAAAAAATGCTGGAGGACCTGATGCGCCGGGAAAAACCGGACGTGAAGATCATCAAACGACCGCACCCGCCGGAAGGCTGGAACGGTAAACAATAAATGGGACACGCGGCAGCGCGTCCCTACCAATTAAACGATGACGCCCGAACAAGCCACGGTGGGGACGCGGGTGAGGGCACTGGTGAAGTTTTTTCGCGTTCCGGCGGGGAGCGAAGGGGTGATTGACGAGGACTACGGGACGGGCGTGATGGTGGCGTGGGACCTGCCGCATAAAATCCGCGACGGGTTTGACAAGGAAACGGAGTTGCACTTTCTTGAAAAAGTTTAACCACGGATGGACACGGATTGGAAATGCCACGAACGTACGTTCGTAGCTACCGGTAATCTTCACCCCTAGCTAATTGGCGGTGCCAATGCGAGCGGTAGTTAATGAAGTTCAAGACCGCCGCCGCCGTGGAAAATGTTGTCTGGCAGATGCGCCTGGCCGACTGGCCGCGCGCCCGGAACCGCGCGCGAATCAATGATTTGTTCAACGGCGCGCCGCCGTACAGCGAGGAGGCAGTCCGGCAGAACGGGATTAACACCAACGTCAACAGCCTGGAAGCTCCGCATGAGAGCATGGCCGCACGGGGACAGTTTGGTAACGCATTGGTCACGCCCGACCCGCTGATAAATATAGAGTTGGACTACGGACCCGTTTACAAACGGCGGGACTGGGCGAACACCATCAGCCGCGAGATCAACAAGAAGATCAAAAATTCGCTGGCGTGGCAGGAGGAGGAGGAAAGCACCTTTGCGCAGGTGGTCCTGCACGGGATTGGCCCTGCCCATTGGGAGGACCGGTACTGTCCGTACCCCAAGGCGCGCGGGATTGAGGACGTGCTGATACCCAGTGAGACCCTTCGCAGCATGGAGAACAGCCAGATGGTGGCGATTTACCGCTCGTGGACGGCGGCGGAGTTATACAAACTGACGCACGGGCCGAGGACGGACAAGGGCTGGAACCTCCCTCTCGTGGACCGGGCGATTACCTGGGTGGACCAGGAGGCGATGCAACTTTACGGGACGAAGTGGCCGGAAATCTGGAGTCCCGAAAAGATGGCGGAACGGATCAAGGAGGACAGCGGGCTCTACAGCAGCGACGCGATGCCGACGGTGGACGCCTTCGACGTTTATTACTGGGATGAAAGCGGGAAGCATCCGGGTTGGAAACGAAAAGTGATTCTGGACGCGTGGGGAAACCCGGGCGTGGGCGGCGCGGGGGGAATCAGTTACGCGGCGAGTCCCGCATCGCAAAAGCAGGACGGCAAGTACGGCGTGGGGAGCAAGAGCGAATTTCTCTATGACGGAGGGGACCGCACCTATGCCGATGACCAGGGCGAATTCATCCATTTTCAGTTTGGCGACGCGAGCGCGGTTGCCCCGTTCCGGTATCACAGCGTGCGGTCCCTGGGCTTTTTGCTGTACGCGGTGTGTCATTTGCAGAATCGCCTCAAGTGCAAACTGCACGACCATGTGTTTGAGAATTTGATCCAATATTTCCGGGTGGCGAACCCCGCCGACGCGGAACGGTTGAGCAAGGTCGATTTGGTGGACAAGGGCATCATTCCAGAGGGATTGAATTTTGTGAAGCAGGACGAGCGCTGGCAGATCAACGACCAGGTGGCGCAGATGATGGTGCAGATGAACCAGCAGACCATGGCGACGAACAGCGCGAGCTTCACCCAGGATTTTGATTTCGAGAAGGAGAAGGCGGAGGAGACGGCGACGCGGACGATGGCGAAGGTGAACAGCACGAGCGCGTTGATTGGGTCGATGCTCAACCGGGCGTACAACTATCAGAAATTCAAATTGATCGAGGTGTGCCGGCGGTTTTGCATGTTGAACAGCCGGGACCCGGATGTGAGGAGTTTTCGGGTGGAATGCCTGAAGGCCGGGGTGCCGGCGGAGGCGCTGAATGTGGAGCGGTGGAACGTGCAGCCGGTGCGGGTGATCGGGAACGGGAACAAGATGCTGCAAGTGGCGATGATGGACAAGATCATGGCCACGGTTTACGACAAACTGGACCCGGACGCGCAGAAGGAGATGGTGCGGCTGTATATCGCGGTGAACTCGGGCGATTACGAACTGGCCAACCGCAGCGTGCCGGAGCAGAAGCGAATCAGTGAGTCGGTCCATGACGCGCAGACCAGCCTGGGGACGATTTTGGACAGCCTGCCGGTGACGTTGCGGACGGGGGTGAACCACGGGGAATACGTGGAGGTATGGCTGCACGCGATGGCGATGCTGGTGCAGAAGATGGAGGGCAAGGGCGGGACGACGACGCCGGACGAACTGAGCGGGTTGAATAATCTGGGCCAGCACATTGGCGCGCAGATCAAGATTTTGAGCCAGGACAAGACGCAAAAGGAGAACGTGGCGCAATATGGCAAGGACCTGGGGAAACTGATGAACCTGGTGAAGGGTTATGCTCAGAGACTTCAAGAGCAGCAACAAAAACAGGCGCAGGCGCAGAACGGGCAGATGGACCCGAAGGACCAGGCCAAGATCAAGGCGACGCTGATGACGGCGCAGACCAAGCAGCAGATTGCCACGGAGAGCCACGCGCAAAAGACGGCGCAGCGGCAGATTGCCTTCCAGCAAAAAATCCACCAGGACGCGATTGAACATAAGGCGGAAATTGCGAAGAAGGATTTGGAGACGGCGGCGAATGTCCGGCGTGGGGGAATGAAGTCACTAGGGGGAGATGAGTAACCGCAAAGAACGCAGAGAGCACAAAAATGAAGAAGGGGAAAAAGAAAGGACCGAAAACCCAATCCATGGACAAATGGAACGGGAAGACGGACCAACTGATTGACGGGCCGTCGTTGATTTATGACCCGGTGGCGCATCGGAAGGCGGTGAAGGAAAGCCGGGAGAGCCACACGGTCAAAGTGACCAGACGGTGTCTGGACTCAATATGAAAGACATACGTGACGTCACCGCGCTGGTGTTCGACCACGGACTGTTTTTGCCGCTGGCGCACGCGCTGGCGAAGCAATGCAAGCGGGTGCTGTATCACACGCCCGCCGAGCGCGCGTTCAACCGGGTGAACGAGTGGGTGGTGGGGGACGGGTTTGAGGACATTGAGTTGTGCGAGGACATTTGGGAGATGAAGGACGAGGTGGACCTGTGGGTGTTCCCGGACATCCAGCACAGCGGATTGCAAAAGGAACTGGAGCGGCAGGGGAAAGCGGTGTGGGGTAGCAAGGGGGCCGACGCCATCGAAATCCAGCGGGTCAAATTTCACAAGTTGCTGGGCAAACTCGGGCTGGAGGTGCCGCCGTATGTGGCCATTCGCGGGTGGACGGCGCTGCGGGAGCATTTGAAGGGTGAGGAAAACAAATACATCAAGATTTCAAAATACCGGGGCAACCTGGAGACATGCCATTGGCGGAACTGGGAACTGGACGAGGGCACGCTGGACGCGTGGGCCATGGAGTTCGGACCGGTGAAGGAAAAGATTTTGTTCCTGGTGTTCGACGACATCAAGACCGAACTGGAGATCGGCGGGGATACTTATTGTGTCGGGGGAAAATGGCCCGCGCTGATGCTGCACGGGGACGAGCGGAAGGATGAATGTTATTTTGGCGCGGTGACCGCGAGCGATGATATGCCGGAGGCATTACAAGAAGTCATGGCGGCGTTCGGGCCGGTGCTGGGCGAGGAGGGTTACTGCAACCAATGGAGCATGGAAGTCCGGGTGAAGGACGACAAAAGTTATTTCATCGACCCCACCTGTAGAGGAGGGCTGCCTTCGACCGGTTCACAAATCCGATTGTGGACGAACCTGCCGGAAATCATCTGGGCCGGCGCGAACGGGGAACTGGTGGACCCGGAGGTGGCGGAGGAGGACAAGTTTTCGGCCGAATGCCTGCTGACGATGAAGCGCGAGGAAGCCGGCTGGGCCAAGACCCGCATCCCGCCGGAGTTGCAGGACGTGATGCTGGTGCGGAACTGCTGCGGAGTGGACGGTGCCGTGGCCTTTCCGCCCAATGACATCAAGGGTGACGAAATCGGCTGGCTGGTGGCGAAGGGCAGCACGATGGAAGAGACGGTTCAGCGGATGCTGGAATACAAGAAGCTCGTGCCCAGCGGCGTGGTGGCGCACACGGAGGGACTGGCAGACGTTATTAAAGAAATCTCGGCGGCGGAGGACGAAGGCATCGCCTTCACCCAAGATGAAATACCGGACCCGTCGATTGTGGTGAATTAATTTTAACCACGGATAAACACAGATGGACACGGATATGAAGGTATTGACTTTTGAAGCGCCCAGACAGAGTGGTGAAATATGGACAACGTGATTGACCTGACCAACCAGACTGCGTCTGGGCTCAATATTGAGGAAGCGGAGCCAGCGAAGGTTGCCGACAACATTTGCAGCACGGTGGAACTGGAGAAAAAGCGCGCCATCATGATGCGGGCGTTTGCGCTGACGAGCGGGCAACTGGAGCATGACGCGTTGAAACTGGAGGAGCAGGCGATTGTGGGGAATTATGAGATCAAACGGCGGCATGAATTGATGACCACGGCCAAGGCGCTGCGCGAGGCGGTGGGCTGGATTCAAACGCTGGTCACTCCCCAAGCGTCTCCGCAAAATGGGGAGGCACAACTTGTGCCCTGACGCAAATTGGCCGGCGCTGCCCAGTTACCGGACGTTCACGGCGGCGGATCACGCGGCGCACACGAGCCCGAAGGGCGTGCCGTACCCGGAGACGCTCATGAACGGGGTGGACAGCAGGAAAGCGGCGAAGCAAATCATGAAGTTTGCGCATAAGCCGCATTTGACTTTAAAGAAAACCACGAGGCCGCGAGTGAGTGCGCGGCGGAAGAAGAAAGAACGATGAGCGCGGAATTGAACGATGACTTTTCTGTGGAAGAGGCGAAACGACAGTTTCGAGAAGTGATCAGCCTGATGAAAGACGCGGCGCGGGCAGCGATGGAGACACCGGAAGGCCGGGAAGGACTGCGCCGTGACCTGGCGGCGTTGCAAGGCGTGCCAGTGGAAATGGTCAAATTTGAAGGAGAATCATGAGCGCGATTTATAAAGTCACGACCAGCATCGCGGGATTGGGTCCATTCCAGATGGAGGCGGAGGATATGAGCCCGGCCATGCTGATTGTGACTCTGCTTTTTGAATTGGAAAAACGGGGTAACGACCTGACCTTGCGCGAGGTGCTGTCCAAAGTCACGTTTGAGCAACTGGATGAATTGGAGGACGGTGTGGAAATAATCGAGGAACCAAAAATCGAGGAACTGCCAAAACTATGAGCGCGAGAAAATTGAGGCCGACGGGCAACCGGGTGCTGGTGGAGGCGGTGCCTCCTCCCGAGGTGACCAAAGGCGGAATTATGTTGTCAACCGCGTACCAGCAACCGAGCACCCAGGGGACGGTGATTGCGGTAGGTGGCGCGGTGCAGGACCTGAAACCCGGCATGCTGGTGGCTTATTCGTGGATTCAGAGCATCGAGGTGGAACACGAGGGGCGCAACCTTAGACTGCTGCCGGAGTTGGCCGTGCAAGCGATATTGGAGGGCGAATGAACCCCGTGGGAAAAAATTGCTGCCCGGGCGCGAAGTTCAACGGCAGCAAGTTCAACCAGACGCTGGTGGACCAGACGCCGGTGTTTGACAAGCGGCGCAAGCACAACAAGCCGGTGCAGAAACACAGCGGCAATATGTATCGGAAGCCGAACTATTTGAAGTGAGCCGAGATGACATCATTACCGAAATCAAGCAACTCCAGCGTCAACGACCGGCTGGGTGGCGCATGAAAACAAAACCGCTTTTCAGAATGTTGGACCGGCTGGATGACCCGTATGGCATTCACGAGGACAGAGGAAACGAAAACCGGGGCAGGCCGGTCTGCCACCGCCCGATTGTGTCAGGACCATTTTAATGATCACCCCGCGCGAGTCGTTTAAAAACAATCCGGACTATTCCAAGAAGTGGCCGGACGTGGTGGACAGCCGGATGTTCGGTGAGGCGGTCAACGCCGCGATGTTGGAAATGAATTTGCAGAACAGCAATCCGCCGGACATGGGCAGCGCGGCGGCGTTTCAGTGGCGAGCCGAGGGCGCGAAACAGTTCTTGCGGATTTTCATGGGGTTGAGCGACGGGGCAGCGGTGAAGAAAGCGCCACTCCCACAAAACCTGGACCATAGAATTTAGCGGTTTGAAACGGATAAATTATGCCAGAAATAATGACAGGTACACCACCGCCGGTGTCAGAGACACCGGCCAATACCGCGACACCAGCGCCAGCACCCACAACGCCATCGCCCGCGAGTTCGCCGAACCGGGGAGCGAGCGCGACGCACCCGGCGGTCACGTCAAAGCCGGTGTCCAAGCCGGCGCAAAATATTGCTGATGCTTACGCAGAACTTAATAAGATGGCAGGCGCGGGCGATGAGGACGCGGATACGGCTTCGGTTACCGAACCCCGAGAGTTACCGCCAGTGCCAGGAAAAACGGCACAGGAAGGGAAGGACAAGCCCGGGGACCAACAGGAGGAAACCGAGGTAACGGAGCCGGAGAAACCCGAGAATGCCGAAAAGCCAGTCAAAGCCAAGACGCTGCGGGAGAATTATGACAAACTCAAAACCGAAAACGCGGAACTGCAAAATCGGATCAAAGCCATCGAAGAAGAGCGGGCGAAGCCGGCCCCCGAGGACCCGGAGAAAAAGAAGTTAGGGGAGACGCTGGCGCAGCGCGAGGCGCGGCTGGCGGAACTGGAGGAGACGCTGCGGTTCAAGGATTACACGGCGAGCACCGAGTATGAAACGAGTTACCGGCAGCCCTACCTGAAAGCGTTTGCGGACGGGCGCGCGACGGTGGCCGGGCTCAAACTGGTGGATGCCGAGGGAAATTTGCGGCAGGGGACGGACGCGGATTTTGACCACATCATGGCCATCCAGGACCCGGACGCGGCGGCACAGGCGATTGAAGAGGTGTTTGGCACGGGGGTGAAGGCGCAGATGGTGATTGGCGCGCGGGAAAAGGTGCGGGACATTCTGGGCCGGGCGCGCGAGGCGGAGGCGGAATACAAAAAAACGGGGTCACAGCGTGACCTGCAAAGGGCCGAAGAATTCAGGAAGAAGCAAGGTGAGGTGGCTGCGGTGTTTGACAAACAGGCGAAGGAGGCGGTGGAGAAATACCCAAAACTCTTCAAGCCCATCGAAGGTGATGAAAAAGGAAATCAGTTATTGGAGGCGGGCTTCGCCCGCGCGGACGCGGCGTTTGGCGGTGCTTTCCGTGATGCGCAGGGGAAATTTGTAAAAATGACCCCGGTGGACCTGGCGGCGCTGCACGCGGAAGTGCGGAACAAGGCGGGCGGATTTGATCGGGCGATTCATTTGCTGGCGCAGGAACGGAAGGAAAAAGCGGAGTTGAAAAAGAAACTGGCGCAATACGAGGACAGCGAGCCCAGTGGCGGGCGGCGCAACGGGAAAACGCTGGGGCAACTTTCCAGCGATGACCAGATCATGAACGGATTGCTCAAGTATGCCCGATGATTTTACCGCAAAGAACGCAAAGACAAAGCTGGCCACGAACTCACGTTCGTAGCTACATATAATTTGACCCCTTGCGTTTTCGGAAACGATGCGTGAGTGGTAAGACAGGTGCCGGTTGAGCCGGCGAACACGAGAGTCACCTACTCGTTCGGGCAGTGGAATAACTGCATCGCTCCTACAGTGCGTGTCGAGCGAGCGCGACGGTGACCGTAAAGGCGGTCGGGCCGGGGGTTAAACCTCGGTGGGCTTCACAACTCATAAAATCGAAAGTCTCCGTGCGTACTGACGCATACGGAGCATGTGTTTCAACAGTGAAAAAAAGATTTTATGGCAAATACCGCACCGTGTCCGCAGTCCAACAAACTGCTTTCCGGGTGTTCATTCACCCAGTTCCTGGTGGACCAGGAACCCGTCTATGACAAAATGATTCTGGAGGACGTCCGGCCCGAGGACGGCTGGATTCTGCACGTGGACACCGGGACCTTCGAGGCTTACTCCGGCGTGCAACACACCCTGGACCGCTTCAACCATGTGTGGCCGAACGTCACCAAGACGTGGACCGCGACGACCGCCGGAAACTGCCTCGGCACGCCGTGCGACAAGGTGGAGCATTACATCACGTGGGGTGCCACGAGGCTGGTGTATTTTCTGGAAGAGCAGTCCTGGGCGACGACCCTGCTGTGCTTTGACCAGGAAATGCACGTGACGCATGCGCGGGAGCAGTTCCGGCAGATCATCTCCGACATTCTCAAACCCGCGACTTCCGCCATCTGGTCCAACTACCTGCGCAAACGCGTGGCGCAGTATGCCGGCCAGCAATGGGTGGCGAACAATGTGTTCGGCCAAGCCGGCAGCGCCTTCACCTACAACTGGGTGGTGGTGGGCGATGAGGAAATTTACATCGACTGCACGCTCAAGCCGACGAGCAAGCTGACGCCGCAGATGCTTTCCCGCCGGGTGCAGCCGCTGATGCAGGTGGGGTATTTCGGAAAGCAGCCGTTCAAGGACATGCCGCCCATGATTGAACTGGTGACGGATTTGGAAACGTGCTGGGAACTGGACCATTTGGGCGGCGGTTCGACGCCCTACGTGCCCGGCAACACGGCCAATGCGCAGGGCGGCCCGACGGTGATTGGGAACTGGCGGTTTGAACAGTGGGATGCCTCCACGAAGTATTGGAAATACGGTTTCAGCGGGAGCATTGGGAACTATGTGGTGCGGGTGGACCCGTTCCAGTTGCGGTTCAACTTTGTGGGCGTGGTGAACGGGCTGTTCCGTTTCCAGGTGGTGTTGCCCTACGTGAATGTGCCTTCGTCCGGCGCGGGCGGCGCGGCGGGGTTGAAGGACCTGGTGAACCCGAGCTTCCAGGCGGCGTTGTATTGCTGGAGTTATTTGTGGCACCGGAAGGCGCTGCAAGTGCTGGTGAGTGACGCGACGCCGGTGAATCCCGAGATGCCGTTTTCCAGCCGTAACTTCGGCGGGCGGTGGCAGTTCGTGATGGACAACCTGGGCGCGGACGTAAACGGGCAGCCGATTGAAAACAAACGGCGCAACAAGGGGCAGTTCATCGCCGACTTCAAGCAGGCGGTGCGGCCCCAGTACACGGAACTGTCGGAACTGATTTTCCACATGCGCGAACCCGCGTGCGTGATTGTGGTGGCTCCGTGCAGTGCTGATCCGGGCTACCCGGCGCAGAATTACGAGAGCGACCCGAACGATTGCACGGGCAATCCGATTGTGGACTGACCAGACGGTGTCTGGACTCAATGGGGGAGAAGCGGACTGAAGTCCGCGCTCCCCCCGAAAGAATCTTATGGCATATCAAGCAAGTTATCCCGATGCGGCTGACGACACCGATGCAGGTGCGGGTGCCGAGGCCACCACAACTGATGATGCGGAAAAGCCGGAAGGCAAGTCCCCGGATGACGGGCAGGAAGACGAAGATGGGGACGAGCCGGAGGACAGCGGCGAGGAGTCGGCGTTGATTCCAAAGAGCCTGCTGGCGGGGAAGGATTTTGAGCCGGGCGAGGAGATTGTTTTCCAGATCGTGAAGATGCGCGGAGACGAGGTGGAAATCAAATACGCCTCGGACAAGGGTGAGTCGGAGATGGGGAAGGCGGACAAGAAGCTGGCCGGAATGGGGAGTGATTATTGAAGCGGACTGAAGTCCGCGCTCCGAATGAATTATGCCAGCGGCATTTTCGAGCGACCCGCAGACGTTGGTGAATGAAGCACAGTGCCTGGGGTGCATCCCGCTGGGGATGCTGCTGCCGGCGTTGATTGGTCAATTTTGTCAAATACCTGGAGCTATGAATTGTGATCCCCAAACGATTGTGACGAACGCGCAGTGCATCGAGTGCGGGATACCGCCTGGAATGCAGATGCCGGTCTTAATTTCACTGGCGGCGCAGATAGCCGGCGTGAGCGCGGACCCGGCGGCGCTGGTGGACAAGGCCAAGTGCATTGAATGCGGCATCCCGCCGGGGATGCAACTGCCGGTGCTGATCTGGCTGGCGTGCCAGATTGCGTAAGCCATGGCCACGCCAGTTCCATGCGATGCGGCCAGTTTGATTGCGGGCGCGCAGTGCATCGCGGGGTGCATCCCGCCCGGGATGCAATTTCCCGTGCTCGCGAGCCTGCTGTGCCAGATAGCGAACAACGGCGGGACCGGGGGCGGCGGCGCGGCCAATTTTGTAAGCGCGGATTTTCCGCTGACCAGCGCGGCGATCATGAACACGCCACACGGGTTGGGAGCGCAGCCCAAGAACGTGCAGGGGTTTGTGGTGTGCGCGGTGGCGGACGCGAACACGGGATACCAGCCGGGAGACCTGATACAGCCGTTTGGTTTTTACGATCCGAACGCCGGGACGATGGTTTTTACCGTGTGGGCGACGGCAACGAACGTGGGCGCGTCTTCGGACGCGGTCCTGGTGGGCAATGAAGCGAATTACGGGATTGTGGTGCGCGGGGGCGGAGTGGTGACCAATCCGTCCAGTTGGACAAATTTCAGATTCAGGATTTATGCGTCATTATAAATTGACACTCGTAGTGTGGTTTTGGTTGATCGCCACGGCGGCGTTCGGACAGCAGGCGAATTTCTGGCACCAGTCGTTGTGGTGGGATGGGGCGAATGTGACCATGAACGGGGTGGACCGGATGACCAATGTCAGCGGTTTGTTGCACCTGACCAATAACGTGCAAAACACGGTGGGAATTTCGTTTGAACCGAGCGCGGGACTGGGAGGGAATTCGTGGCAATTAACGGGCACGCCTGGTGGCATCTCCATGACGCCCGCCGGAGGTCTGTTTGCCGTTCCGGGCACGATCTCGGGAACTTTTTCAGGCAACGGAGCGAGTATCACCGCCCTGAATGCGACGCAACTGACGAGTGGCACGGTGCCGGCGGGGCGGCTGGCCACAAACGGGTCGGCGCTTACGAATCTTTCCCTCGCGGATGGGGCTAACGGCACCTGGGGAAGTCAGGCTGGCATGAAGCTTGCCAGTGGTGGGCCTGATGTTTGGTCGATGGGCAGTCCGGCAATGTGGGGTTTGGCGGGTGACAATGCGGCGGAGATGCAAAGCGGCTCAACCAACGTGTTGGATAACAGCGGGTGGGGAGTTTCGATCACCGGATATAGCCCTGCCGGTCAAGTGGTTTTGGCGCGCACCCAAGGGTTGACCATGAGCTATATCTCCACCAACCGAACCGATGGGTTTATCAATGCCGCGATGGAGTTCGTGGCGAATTATGACGGGATTCTGGCCAGGGTGTGGGCTTTTTGCTCGCCCGGTGGCGGGCATGTTGGGGCCAGCGACTCGATGAATTATGCGTGGCTGATGTGGGATGCCGAACATACTACGGTGGGTGTTCCATTAACGCCGACTGGATTCACAAACGGAGGATGCAATCAGCCAGATTCAATTGTGTGGGATGTCACAGCCACGCCCCCGACCAACGCGCCGACGTTTTATAACGATGTTTATGTGGATAGTGCAGGAAAGGTTTTGACGGCGTACTCGAACAACGCGGCAAAAACACACCTGTTTTTCACCAGCTCATCGGCGGGAAATCCTGTCGCCGCCGGCATCTTGACCAAGATTTCAAACCTGACCAACACGGCAAGCGATGCGACGATCACTTACAGTGCTGTTTCGGCAAATCGTGGCTGGATTGGATGGGGCCTGGCTGTGGACCAGAAAACAGGTAATACGACACTCAACAGCAACATTACATCACTTCATGGAAATTTCGTGGCTCGTAATGCCAGCACCAACAATAACGGACTCAATATTTTCAGTTTTGGTGGAAATGCCACTCCCCAAGGGGCCGCTTTTGTTTTTGGGAATTCCAATAATCCACAAGGAATGGGAGAAGCAACCAGTCGTGGAATTGTCACCATGCAACTGGGGACCGGAACGCAGCCGTTCATGGCGGCAATGAACCCCAACATTCCGGCCAATAACGGCTGGACGCCGACTGCCGCCGTCCCGTCGGTGGCGTTTGGCGGTCTGGAATTGGGAGACACGGCCAGTTTCGGTTCGTGCGACTACGAGTTTCATGGCGGAGTTGGCACCATGATCACCAATAAAGCGGCAAACTACACCCTGACGATTGACGACAGCACGGTGGTGGTGAAGGCAAATGGGGTGGCGGTGATGAGCATCCCGGATGCGACGGGAAACAATACGGTTTCACACGGGAAATACCGGCTATATCAACTGGTCAATGACGGGACGACGAATTTTACCATCATCACGACGAGCAACGCCGCCGTGTCAACCAATCTGGAAACCATCGGCAACTCCACGACCGCGACCAACCTCACGGTTGTGCCTGGCCAAGCGCTGCAACTGCAATCCGACGGGGCCAACTGGAAAACCACGTATTCGCCCGGGGTGATAACCACCAACTTTGTCAGCGGCCAGATTTACACGAACACGTACGGACGCTTGATTGAGGTAAGCATGAACGCGGTGTTGACGACCACCGGCGTGGCGGGTGATGCCAGCCTGTCTTTAATCGCCTCCGGCTACCGGACCAATTATTGTTCGGAAAGCACACTGCTAACGAGTCTGGCTTCGACCAACACCAATTATGTGGCGATGGTGATCCCACCCGGACAGACCTATACCGCCTCCAACACCAGCGCCGGCGCGGGGGATTCGGCCAGTCCGCTGGGGGGTCAAATACTGGTTTACTGATGAAGATCAATAAACCGTGGTGGTGGTGGGATGCGGCGTTCATCACGGGAATTGTCCTGGTGGCGGCGGCGGGAATTGCCTGGGTGCGGCCCGGGCAGACACCGGCTCATATACTGGTGAGACCGGCGTGGCAGGCGATCATGCCGCCGGGAATGGCGGGAAATGGAAGCGGACTGAGGTCCGCGCTCCCGCCGACGCGGGCACTCGTGGCGGTGCCGATTCACAAGAATCTCTTGCTGGCGATTGCCCCTGATATAACGTTTGCCTGTGACATCGGCGCGGGTGGTTATGACGGGGTGAATTTTTATGAATCGGGGCAGCAGGGAAACTACACGCTGATCCAGACCTTCGGGGCGACGAATGTTTTTCCGGTGAGCCTGGACACGAATTGGCCGCATTTTGTGGAGGTGCGGACGTTCATCCACTGGCCGGCACCGGGAGTAATCCAGACATTCACGAATGACGACGGCAGCACGACCAGCATTACCAACACGTTTTACGAGGGCGTGGTGGCGGACTATTTGTGGGTGCCGGCGGGAATGACGAACCAGTGGCTGGCGCAACTGGCGGACGGCAGCATGCAACTGATTGGCTGGGGAACACAGGGTGCCACGTACACGGTGAAGCGCGGAGACACGTTGCAGGGACCGTGGGACGAACTGGGGACGATACCGGGGACCAACGGGCCGTGGATGGTGCCGGATGACGGGACCAGCGCACAAAGGTTTTTCTGGACGACAGTGACGAACTGACCAAGCGGAGCTTGGAACCTATATTAAAGAGGGCCACCCGCTTATCACGCGAGTGGCCCCATTTTGTGTAGACGGCGTTAACAGTGCCGCCCCAACATTTCAAGTGTTGGAACACTGGAAACGAAGTTTATCTTTGGTCACGAGCAACCTGCCGGCGCTGAACTTGATCCCGGCGCGATACCACTTCGCCATCCCGCCATCTGGAGGCGGGAGAGGGATTTGAACCCTCGTCTCCGGTTGGTGATGCCAGCATTTGCACAGTTTCCGTTTCGTTCCGTTGGTTGAGCCTTCGGGTGATAGCCTTAACATCAGCCTGATCCTGAATTTCACCCTGAGCCTCGAACGGGGCATTTTAAGTGCCCCACCCGAAATTATTTTTTATGGTTGCCATTCCCGGCGAGCAGCCACGATTTGAAAAGTTTCCAGCACTCAACACAGATGTGGATTTTATCCACCTGCCTGCTGGGGGTTTCGTCCGACAATGTTTCAGGCGGGGAAAATGCGAGCCCGCCGTATGCTTTCAATTCTTCTCCGCATTTGTCGCATTTGGGCTTTATCATGGTATTCCTTCATTTTTTGCCGTGGACCACGAAGGACAGGAGTTTGTGGCCGATTTTGGCGGACTGGTCCGTCTCCTGGTCATTGGCGCGGGAGCGCGCGCGCCGGACGGCGCGAATGAGTTGTTCGGCGCGGTCCAGCAACTCCGACTTTTGCGCGGGGGTGATCATGCCGGACCATTCCTGTTCGGCAATGGTGCCGGTGACGGTATCCACGGGCACCATTTCCGTCTGGGCGGGATGCTCCTTGGTGGCCTCGTATTTGACAATGACGCGGATGTCCTTTTTCGTCCGCGCTTTGGTGATGTCCCGCGCGCGGAAGATGCCCGGGCCTTTCTGCGTATCCGCCTCGAAGCTCTTGGCGGGGTCCAGCGTGGGGACGGCGGAGAGGAGTTCACGCACTTCCGTCATCCGCTTTTCCAGTTCGAGCAGCGACGTGGCGGGAATATTTTTGAGCAGAACGGTGCCGGCCTCGTCATCCAGCACGAGATCGGCCCGGGCCTTGGTGTTGGCTTCCGCGACCTGGTAACTGGCATCCAGCGCCTTGGTGATGTGTTGGGACACCCATTCCAGTTCCTTGGCCACGGTGGATTGCAGCGAGGATTGCTGTTCCAGAACGGGCGGCGCGCCCTCGGTGTTGGGGGTGAAGGTGACGCGTTTTTCCTCAAACAAATGACGTTTCTTGGCGAAGGTTTCGGCCAGGTCCGTCCGCACTTTCAAAGCCTGGGTTTCCAGGCTGGTTTCGACCGCGAGTAATTCATGTAGTTTTGCCATGCCAGGTGCTTATGACAATATACGACACGGGTCAACAGAAACTTACTAACAATTTCAGGGGCTGCCGGATTGGAAGAGCGCCTGCATGCGGGCCTCGGACTCATAGACGGCGTCAAAAGTGTTGGACGCGCCCTGGGCGGCATCCCACGCCACTTTGTCCCGCTCAAAGCGGAGGCAGGCCGCGCGCAACTCGGGCGACGGGCGGGCGTGGGCGCGGCGGTAGTCCGCGCGGTAAGCCCTGGGCACGTAGAGTGGCACGCAACCGGTTAACAGAAGGCAGACCGCGATGGATTTCATTCTCACGCGTTATAATTGAGGACGTGTTTGCCGCGCAGTTCCCTGGACTTGCGGCGGAGATCGTCCAGCCATTCCAGGTTTTGCGTTTCACTATCCGCATTGGCGAGGCGGGAGATGGAGAAGCCCCGGCGGCGAGCGCCTTCCACCGCAATGGCAAACCAGTCGGCCAGGTCGGGCGAGCGCCCGGTGCGTTGCTTCATGCCGGGGCGTTCGGCGGTGCCGGACTTGGGCTCGACCTGGACTTTGAAATTCTTTTTATCCCACTGGCGCATGCACAACTCCTCCAGCACGCCCTCGGGGAGGTTGCGAATCTGCCCGGCCTCGATGGCGAAGCGCAGCGAATACCACAACTCGGTGACGAAATTCAGATAATACTCGGTGCAGAGCAGCAGCCGGCGCTCATTGGTTTTGGGATCACGAATGTAGTGGTCCAGCGACACGGGGCGCTCGGTGGGTTTGCCACCGAATTCCACCGGGTTGGTTTGCGCGGACCAGATGCGGGCCAGCGCCGTGCCCAGGGAGCCGCGACCGGTGGCATCGTGAAACATGTTCTCGGGCGGGATGTTTTGATTTTCCGCGTAGGTCTTGACCCACTCGGCAATCTGGTCCTCCGGCGAGGTTTTGGTGGCAATGCGGATGGGGATGATTTGCGGCTCCGAACACGAAAGAATGACGTGGCCCTCAATATCCAGCCCGAACTCGATGTGACCGCCCACGCAGCGGTCCCCGCCGTAGGCGGCATCCACGGCCAGGATGCGGGTGAGTGAAGTGCCCTTCCAGGTGACATCCTCCTGCGCGCGGAATTGCCGGCACATATCGCGCGTGACGACGCGGCGCAGGAGCAGGGCGTTGCGCATGGAGCCGATGCACTGCTGATGATACTCCGGCGAGTCGTCCCCCCACGTCCGGCGGGTTTCCTCAATCTGTTTGCGGTGGGGCAGGTATTTGAAGCGGGGCGGCTGGTCCGCTGGGAAATCGAAATTGGGCGAGTCGGTGCCGATGAGGTTGATGCAAATGCCATCCATGAAGCGGGTGGGCCAGGTCTCGGTTTTATCCGGCATGGGATGGGACACCCACCCATCTAAAGGTTCACCGGCGCGCCCGAGCGGGTCGGTGGGGTCCTGGGGATTGCCGAGGACCGCCGCCCAGAAATCCTCATTTTGATTCAGGTTGGCGAAGGCGGACAGGAAGGAGGAGCCCATGAATTGCGCTTCATCCGCAATCAGGCGGACGCGCTTTTGATGGATGCCGATGTATTTGCCGAGCCCGACGTACTTGCTGCCCTGGATGCAGGGGATGCCGATGAGCCCCTTGCGCAAGTCGCGCGCGGTGTCTTCCTCAATATCATCCGTGGCGATGGCGTGTCGGGAGTCGATGAGATGGCCGGCGAGCCACGGGAATTTTTCCTTGCCAAGCTCGAACAACTTTTTGATTTCGCCCCAGACGCGCAGTTCGAGTCCGCGCAGGTCGGTGGAGGAGATCAGGACGATGGTGTCGTTGGGGAACACCCAGTAATCGCACAGGAAGAGCCAGGCGGCGGAGTGGGTTTTGCCGGTGCCGCCGGAGCCCATGAGGGTGGCGACCTTGTGTTTACACATTTCATCCCGGCACAGCGCGTGCCAGCGGTGATCGTCAAGGCCGGGCCAGATGATCTGGCGCATGGCCTCAAAGTGGAAGGCGCGGCCAAGGCCGCACAATGGATGGGATGCGGCGGGCAGGTTGCCCACCGCCACAGGCAACTTGCCTGTGCCACCCTGGGAAGGGGACCACGTCCCCCCTTTGCGGAGGCAAGCCATTTCGATTTTGAGCGGGTGGGCACCCACGGGCCATTGGGCACCGTATTTTTCAAACGTGTTAGCCACGGATAAACACAGATAGCACGGATGGGGACAAAGTTGGGGTATCGACTTTGTGGGTGGTGGTGGACGACGGTCAAGGATGGCGAGTGGTGTACGGATTGCGGACGGTTCATTTGATTTTAGCGGCGGGATTGACTCGGGCCGGGTGACCACGGTGGTGGGGCCGAACAACCCGCACGGGTTGCCGCGTTCGATGCTGGCGTGGCTGACGAGCGGGACCGTGCGGCAGGGAGGCATCCAGCCGCGCAACGGTTTCCAGCCGCTGGTGGACATCATACGGGGCAACGTGGAAAATGACGCCCTGACGCCCGAAGCGGGCATTGCGGCGGCGATGCAGGCGGTGATCCGGGTAACGGGGCCGACGCCGCTTTTCCAGGGGCAGTTTTTATACGAGCCGTTCTTTGCGAATCCCTACTTGGTGATGAGCGTGGGTGGGAGGATTTACAAGGTGCTGGTGGAAGCGCCGTTTACGGTGACGGATTTGAGCGCGCAGTTCGGACTGGTTAACCCGGCGACACCGGTGCAGGCGTATTTTGTGCAGGGGGAACAATTCCTGGTGATTCAGGCCGGGGACGGCGCGAGCCCGAACCCGACGCTGCCGTTATTCTGGGACGGGACGATTTTGCGTCGGAGCGTGGGACTGGCACCGGCGGGCGTGAGCGTGGGGACCTACACGCTGACGACGACGATAGGATGGGTGGTGCCCAATGTAGGCGCGACGGTGGTGGTGACGCTGGCCAGTCCGTATCCCGGCAGCGTGGGGGATGTGTTGCAGTGGCCCGGGTTTGGGACGTTCACGGTGAATTCCATTTCCGGCAACACGGTGACCCTGGTGGACACGGCCTCGACCCAGGTGGGCAACACGGTGACGCCGGGGACCTATGTGATCCCGACGACGCCGGGGCCGGCCACGACGGTCCACAATGTGACCACGACCAATGCGCCGGTGCAGCCGTTTTTCCCCGGCAACACGCTGAACGCGGTGTTGAACGCGCCCTATACCGGCGCGGTGGGCGATAGCGTCAACTGGATTGGCGTGGGGACTTACACGGTGTTGGGATTGACCAACGCGAACCAGACGGTGTCGCTGGCGGCGGTGACGTTGCAAGCGCCGCAGAACGCGCCGATTGGCGCGGGGGCTTACACCTGGGTGGCGACGGGACCGAGCACGCCCTCGACCAATGTGGCGCAGGCGCGCACGACCAGCACGGCACCGAACCAGCCGTTTCCCGGCGGAACCATCAACGTGACCGTGACCGTGGCGTTCACCGGTACGGCGGGGGACACGGTGTATTGGATTCAGAACTCGGGGAACTTCGACGGCATCGGGATTTACAAACTGCTGGGGTTGAGCGGGGGCGGGACGGTGTTGAGCCTCCAACTGGTGACGGCTCAGGCGAATCCGGGAACGAACATCGGCGCTGGCAACTATGTGTTCATCGACGTGCCATCGGCAGTCAGCGGCGGCGGTGGTGGCGCGGTGGGATTTGTGCCGGAACTGCCGGCGGCGGGGCCGATGGTGTATTACGCGGGGCGGATATGGTACGCGCAGGGGCGGAAATACACGGCGGGGGATATTGTGTTCGGCCCGAGCGGGACGCTGCCGTATAACTTCACCGATTCGATTTTGAAAGTGACGGAGAACCCGCTGGCGATTGGCGGGGACGGATTCACGGTGCCATCGCAGGCCGGGAACATCACGGCGCTGACTTACACGAGCAACCTGGACACGAGCCTGGGGCAGGGGCCGCTTTATATCTTCACGACGCGGCAGGTCTATCAACTGCAAGTGCCGGTGACGCGGACGGCGTGGATTGCGGCGGGCAGCGCCAACATGCCGCTGCAAACGGTGGCGCAGATCAAGTACGGGAGCACGAGCGACCGGTGCGTGGTGCATGTGAACGGGGACTTGTTTTACCAGAGCCTGGAACCGGCGATACGGAGTTTGTTCGTCAGCACGCGGTATTTTGAGCAGTGGGGGAATATTCCGATTTCGCGCAACGAGAACCGGGTGCTGCAATTCAACAACCGGGCGTTGATGGCGCTGGCCAACGGCATCCAGTTCGACAACCGGCTGCTCCAGGCGATTCTGCCGGTGCAGACGCCGGTGGGGGTGGGCTTCCAGGCGATTGCGCCACTGGACTTCGACATCATCAGCAGTTTCGGCCAAGAGGAGAGCGCGCCGCCGCCGGCGTGGGAGGGAATGTGGGAGGGGATGGACGTGCTGCAATTGAGCGAGGGTGATTTTGGCGGCAGGCAACGGGCGTTTGCGACGGTGCACAGCCGGGTGGATGGGAGCATCCAGGTGTGGGAGTTGACGGACTTTGCGCAGACGGACAACGGAGACGACCGGATACCGTGGTATTTCGAGACGCCGGCGTACAATTTTTTCAAGGAGTTTGAGATGAAGAAATTGACGGGCGGGGAAATCTGGATCGACAGCATTTCGGGCACGGTGGAATTGCAGGTGCAATACCGGAGCGACGCGGACCCGTGCTGGCAGGACTGGCACCGGACGGAGTTTTGCGCGGCGCGGAACAGTTGCGAGGACGCGAGCAACCCGGTGTGTTCGCAATATCCACTGCCGACGTTGTGCGAGGGGCATCGTTTCCCCATCACATTGCCCAATCCGCCCGCCGGAAAGTGTGCGACTATGAACCAGAGGCCCGTGGACACGGGCTACCAGTTTCAGGTGAAAGTGATCCTGAAAGGGTGGTGCCGGATACGCGGGTTGATCATTTACGGCGAGCAGCGGGACAGAGGGCCGTATGAGGGATTGAAATGCTGATTTAACCGCAAAGAACGCAAAGATGGAAAGACGAAATTTCATAAAGGCGATGTTGCTGGCGGCGGTTGCGCCGTCGGTGTTGCTGCCGCGCCTGGCCGACCATCACCGGTGGAAGCGCACCGGGAATTTGTGGGTGAGAAATCCGGCGTGGGAAACGGCGAAGTATGAAGTCTTTTACCTCCAACAGCCCGGAATTTATGACCCGGCGATTTTTACCGGAGAGTGGAGTTTTGTGACGGGGACATTCAATGGCCGCGAAGTGACGTTTGCAGCCACCGAGTAACATGGGAAACATTTTGTGCCCAACGAAAATTGACTGCGCGTGCGACGATAACCCGTTCGCCAACCTGAGCGCGGAAGCGCCGGACCCGCGTCTGTTTTTCAGCACGGCGTTTGTGCAGTTGCTGCCGCCGCTGGGCACGGCGTGGAACGCGATTTCCTGCACGAGTGTGTGCGAAAGCGGCGTCTCGCAACAAGCGGCGGACTTGTGCGCGACGTTGCAGGCCGAAGAGTGTGTGGTGGGCGGGTTCACCACGGGCGGGACGGCAGCACCGCCGGGACCGCCACCGAGCGAACCGCAGGGGACTGTGGCGACGGGATTCTTTTTGAACAGCCCGCAGGATGGGCTGGTGTTTTGTCCCGATGGGTTGCCGTTCACCTACACGGTGCCGGCGGGGTTATTTGGCGATTTCAGCCAGAGCGGGGCGGACGCGAAGGCGAAGAGTTACGCGCAGCAACTAGCGGCGCAGCATGTGATTTGCCTGGGCGACATACAGAGCCAAGTTTGTGCGGGTGCTGCTTATGCTTCAACCATTGTGGCCACGGGTGGCTTTTTGGCGGTGGCACCGGGAGGCGATGCTTGGGAATTGACCTCCGGTGCGCTGCCGCCGGGGTTGACGATGGACACGGGGAACATCACGGGCGGGCAGAGCACGATCAGCGGGACGTGCAATGTGCCGGGGATTTACACGTTTACGGTGAGCGTGACGGACCCGAGCGGGGATTTCCAACAGAAGACTTATACCATCAAGGTGGCGGGCATCATCAACGCGATGACGCTGCCCAATGGTTCGGTGGGCGGTGCCTATAGCCAGGACGTGAACAGTGTGGGCGTGACCAACCCGATTTTCAGCGTGGACGGCGGGGCGCTGCCGCCGGGACTTGCGCTGGACCCGGGCGGGATTATTTTTGGGACGCCAACGACCAACGGCACATTCAACTTTGTGCTGGGCGTGACGGAGGCCGGGACAGGTGTGACGTGCGACACGCCCGCGAGCATCACCATCTCCGGGACGTGCGTCCAGCCGGTGATTAAGTACGCCGTCCTGTTTAGCAACTCTGCGATAGAAGGAGCGGACACAGTAATGGCGTATCGATCCGGCGCTGGGCACTATACGTTTGTAACCAATGACGGCACCGTTGGACTTTTGATGGCGCAAGCCCTAAACGATTCGACCGGAGCGTTGTTAATGTCAGGACAAGCAACGGGCGGCAACGGTGGCACTGTCGCTGTTTACTACCCGCCCACAGACAATTTTTATTGTTATGACCTTGTGAGCGCGAAAGAATGGTCCGGTGCGACGCTGAATCAACTCGACAATCAAGCTGGCGCATTTGGCAATTTCACTTGGGACGTTACTTACAACTCGGTGAATTCCCTGGTTTATCTTAACGCCAACACTGACTTGGTGGTGTTCAACCCGGCGGTCAATTACTTCACTCCTGTAGCCGATATTGGCAGTGGAACGCCTAATATTTTCTTTTCTGGAAAACTGTCACTGGACACGACCAGCAACCGTTTGTTCGTGGGTTTTGTGGACGCGAGCGGGCCGGTTTGGGCTGGGAGCGTGAAAGTGTTTGACACGACGGCGGCGTTGCCGGCGCTTCTGCACACCTGGAATATTCCCGGCGGGCCGGGTGGAACGCTCATCAACTCCGCGATTTTCTGTCCCGGAACCAACAAAGTGTATGTGATTGGTTGCGAGTTGACGGCAGGACAGGCGGGAGACCAGCGTGACTTTGTGATGGTCCTGGACGCGACGACTGGAGTCATCCTGCATAACTTCACGGCACCGGACCCTATTGGAGGACTGGCGACGTTTGGCGGAATTGCCAACCCAGTGCACAATCCCGTGGCGAATCTTTTGTATGTTCCGGGTTCGGGTTCGATCATGGTGCTCTGCACCAACACCGACGCATTTCTCACTTCCATGGCGGTGACCCCAAACGGCCTGAACGGAATTTATGTGTCTTTCAACAACACGGTTTCTTACGTCAGTGCCGGAGATGCAACGCACAGCACAATAAACAATTTTGGTTAATCATGAGAACCACCCTGGGACAAGTCAGACAGTCGCGGTTGCCGCAGAGCATCGGGCGGTGCGCGAATGATTTGCCGGAGGTGGCAGCGTTTGTGAATCAGGCGCAGCAGCAACTGATCAACGCCGGCGGCGAGACGGGGTTCTGGGGCGGGTGGGAAAAGGTGGCGTTCCAGGCGACGCGCTGCAATCCCTACATCACGCTGCCGCGAAAATACGCGCGGGCGATCAACCTGGCGGTGTGCCGGTTTCCGATACGGATGCAGAATGAATTTTATGAGTTGCTGCCGGACGGCATCGGCCTCCAGGACTTTTGCAGCATCAAGGGGCGGACGGACTGGTGCGGCGCGCTGGAGGGTTACGAACGCGGGACGGTGGTGAGCATGACGGACCTGACGCCGACGAACCAGTTGCTGCGGGTTTATTTGACGGACCCGAGGGACATTGGGAAACGGATTTTGATCGGGCCGGCGCAGGACCAGAACGGAAATTTTATTTACACGCAGGACGGCAACCCGAGCGTGAACGGGTTTTATCTGACGCTGGCGCAGCCGTTCACGACGAGCGCGTTTGTGGTAACGAGTTTCAGCGGGGTGCAGAAGGACGCGACGTACGGGGACGTGCTGCTTTACCAAGTGGACGCGACGACCGGGGCGCAGGTGTTGCTCTCGCGTTATGCGCCGGATGAAATCACGCCGGCGTATCGAAGATTTTTCATAAAAAATCTTCCTTGTGGGTGTCATGCGACACAAGTCCCCGGCAACCCGTGCGTGTCGGGCGCACCGGTGCCGGACGGGGTGGTGACGGTCACGGCGCTTTGTAAACTGGAGTTTATTCCGGCGAACCGGGACACGGATTATTTGATCATCGGGAACATCCCGGCGTTGATTGAGGAGTGCAAGGCGATTCGATATAGCGACATGGACGAGCCGAACGCGGTGACGCTGGAGGGCAAGAGCCACCAGAAGGCGATCAAATATTTGAACGATGAACTGCGGCATTACCTGGGCGAGTTGCAACCGGCAGTGAACCTCGCGCCGTTCGGGACGGCGACGCTGCGGAGGCAACGGATTGGGACATTGATTTAACCGCAAAGAACGCAAAGCGGACAAAGACAACACTTTTAACAGAAGGCAACTGAGGGAACAGAGAGAACGGAAAAGACGGTTCAGGAAATATGATTTATGGCGTACTCGGGTGAAATAACGACTTACGGGCAAAACTCCGCGCAGCAGGGGCTGGACGAAGCGACGGGCATGAACAACCAGTTCAACGCGGCGGCGTTTGGGTCGAGACCGAGCGCGCCGGCACCGGCAATCACGGCAGGCGCGAACACGGGTGCGGCGATAGGCGCGCAGCAGTCGGTTTACAATCAGTTGCCGGGTTACGCGGGGAGCTTGACGAACATCGGCGCGAACATCGGCAGCGAGACGGCGGGGGAACTGCCGGACGTGGTGAAGCGGCAACTGGCGCAGGCGGCGGCGGAGCGGGGCATCGCCACCGGTTCGCCGGGCAGCGACAACAGCAACGCGAGTTATTTGCAGAGTGTGGGGCTGGAGAGCCTGGACTTGACGGGGCTGGGGCAGCAGCAGTTTCAAAGCATTTTGCCGAGCCTGCCGGGGAACGCGATTGCGCAGAATCCGCTGAGTTACGTGACGCCGGGACAGAATTACGAGGCCGGGTTGCAGAACAGTATTTTTGGGAGCGCGCCGGACCCGGCATCGGCAGCGCGGGCGAGTCTGGGCGCGGTGGCGGGTGGGTTTAATCAGGGGCGCGGGAGCATGGGCGCGCCGGGGTTGGGTGGGTTTGATTCGTCAGCGGATTGGTGGAACCAGCCGGCTGGAACGGGGACGGCGGGCGGCGGTGGGACGGGTGGTGGGACTTACATTGGCGGGGTGTATTACGGGCCGGGGCAGCAACCTGGAAATAGCGCGGTGATTGATCCGATTGTGCAGAAGTATGTGCAGTCGGTATATGGCGGGAATGACCCGACGGACCCGGGCGTGGGCGCGGCGATTGACAGTTCGCAGCCGGCGCAGTTGGCGGGGTTTGACACACAGGCGGCGGCGGGAGGGGACAACGCGGCCAATTATCCGAGTTACTGATGAACGCGCTTTTTAAAATTTACGGGTCCGCGAATGAATCTGCCCGCGCGATGACCAAGCCGTCCTTTGTTCATGGCGTCGTGAGTATTATCGGCATGCGTTCCCAGAAAAAGATGCTCCGGGTTGCAACAAATCCGATTGTCGCACTTATGACACACAAGCACACCATCGGGAATTGGTCCCTTGGCAATTTCAAACGCCACGCGGTGCGCCAGCAGGGTACGAAAATTACGGGTGGTTTTTCCATATCCGTTCTTGCCGATGGCACCAGCCCACGGCCAACACGAATCCGTGCAGCCGGAGGTGACACGATGGCGAAATCTTTGCTCGAACGATGGTGCTTTGGCCCATCGAACCTTTGCGCCCAAGCGACCAATGCAACTGTAATCGCGCATAACAAACTTATAAACCTGGGAGGTGGCAGGTGCCAATAGAAATCCCCAGTTGGCTTCATGCCCCGGATGTGGCGGCGGATTACGCGAAGGGCTTGGCTTTGGGTTCGCAGGTGGCGGAGGCGAGCCAGCGGTTGCAGGCGGAGAACACGCGGACGCAAATGGAGGCGCAGGCGCGGGCGCAGAGCCTCAAGCGCGAGCAGACGATGCAGCAGCAGGAACTGGCGACGAAGAAGGCGTATCAGGACGCGCAGGTGGGGCTCAAGAAACAGCAACTGGACCAGATTGGCGCGATGAACGCGGCCAAGATGAAGGCGGCTGCCGGACACATCGCGGCGCTGCACAAGTATGGGAGCCTGGTGGGCGGCGGGATGAGCCACCAGGATGCGCTGTTCCAAGTGCCGGAACTGGCGACGCCGCAGAATCTGGCGAGCGCGCAGAAGACGGATGAGGATTTGGGGAGTCAGCGGCTGGAACTATCCCGGCAGCGGCTGGAATTCCAGCAGCAGCAGGGCGAGGCGAGAAGGAACAAGCCGGTGGAAGTCGGCGAGCAGGAGAACACGACAACGGACTCCGACACGGGGGAGAAGACGACCACGCGGCGGAAGATTTTTGGCGCGCCGGGGGACAGCGCTGGCCTGCAACCGAGCAAGGGGAAGATCACGAAGGAACAGGCGAAGGAATTTATCAAGCTCGCCAATGGCGACAAAGAGAAGGCGCGCAAACTGGCCCGGGACGCGGGCTATGAACTGTAATGGCGACGGATGTTTTTGATGAAGCAGCAGCCGACACCAGCGCGCCGGCGGGGGATGTGTTTGACGCGGCGTTGCAGGACATGGCCCCGTATGGCGAGCCGCCGGCGTTGACGGGACCGGCGGGGGTGGACCCGGCGAGTTTCACGCCGCAGGAAACGCAGGAGATGAACGCGGTGCAGCAGCCGCAAAGTCTTTGGGAGACGGCGAACACGCCGCTGTCAAAGACGTTCACGGGCGAAAGCCTGGCGGAAAACGTGGAGGGTACGGGCGAGGAGTTGGGCACTGCGCTGGGTGGCGGCGACGTGCGGACGTTGACGCCGGAAGAGCGGGCGGCGTTTGACACGCAGCAGTCTCCGACGATGCGGGTGTTGAGTGGCGGCTCCAAGGGTGTGCTGGATTTGGCGGACAGTTTTGCGACCCCACTGGGCATTGCGACGCTGGGACAGGGATCGCTGCCCAATGCGGCGCAACGGGTGATTTCCGGGGCGTTTGCCGGGCAGATGTTGAGCGGGTTGCCGGGTGAGGCGGGGCAGTTGAAGAAGGACGTGCAGGCCGGCAACTGGGAACAGGCGGCGCGCGGCGCGGTGGGTCTGGTGGGTGGGGGGATCATGGCCGGGATGGCGGGGCGTCATGCGCTGGAGCCGGGGCCGGTGGCACCAGTGAAGGTGAAACCGTTCACGAGTGCGGATGAGTTGCAGCCGATTATTGACAAGCACCTGGGCACGCTGCCGCAGGCGGCGCAGGAAGTGCAGAATTTAACCGCAGAGAACGCAAAGACCGCAGAGCCGGTGGACCCGAATGAGGTGACGCATACAGCGGAGTATTTCGGCCACGAGTATGAGAAGCGCGGAGGACGATGGTATCAGAAGGGGACAGACCTAGCAGTGCCACAAGGTGACCCGACGAACTACGGGGACATTCAGGACCGGCAACGCGGCGAATTTATTCAGTCGATTGAACGAGTAGCAAAACCAACACAGGAGGTGCCAGATGCCAGCGACGAGCAGAAAACAGCAGAGGTTCATGGCGATGTGCAGTCACAATCCGGGGAAAGCCAAAGGGAAGTGCCCGCCGAAGAAAGTGGCGCGGGAGTTCAGTCACAAACCGCAGGGGGGGTATCCGAAGCCAAGGCCGGTGAAATACCATTGACGGAACTGCCGGAGCCCAAGCCGGAACATTTGACGACGACGACGCTGGCGGGCGGGAACAACCCGAAGCCGCCGCTCACGGCGGATTATTACGGCCAACTGGGCGAGGCGGTGAATGATCCGCAGACGTGGCACAAGTGGCTGGACCGGATTTTGAAGGGGGACATTGACCCGCAGGAATCGGCGTTTCAACTGGCGGCGTTCATCCGCAAACTGGGACCGGAGAAGGCGGGGCCGGTGATTGACGCGTTGCGCCAGATGCACGGCGAACAGAAGGCGGCGAACAAGACTTTGTTTGAGACGTTGATGAAGGAGACGGACCCGGCGAAGCGGGACGCGCTCCAGAACAGCCCGGCGGGACGCAAAATGATGAGCAGCCAGTTCCCGCGCGAGGCGGCGGACCTGGCCGAGGGGGTGGGCACGCTGGACGCGATCAAGACGGCCATCGACAAGATTGCGCCGAAAATCGAGCGTGACAATACCCGACAGCCGCCGCAAAGTCCGCCGGATGACACCTTGGGAAAGCCTGCACCTGGAGTGGATGTTCGACCACCAGCCGGAACTGGTGCGGGCGCTGCACCAGCGGGGGGAACTGCGGCGGCACCTTTACCGGAAGGAACAGGCGGCGCTGCGGCTGGTGGAGAAGTTCAAGCAGGGGGGCTGGACCGAGGCGCAGTCCCGGGGCGTGGTGCAGGACCAGTTCCTGGAACCGCCCGGCAAGCGGAGCTTGCAACCAATATTGGGGAAGGAACGGGAGCAGGTGCTGGAAAAGCTCCGGTAATTTCTGATGTGGAGGTGGCGAAGCGCCGGCTGGCGCTGCACCCGGAAGGGCGCATCGGCATAAACAGCCTGCAACGGCTGGACAAACTGCCGTATGCACGAGCCAAAGCAGCCATCGACGAATTGGTCAAGGAGGGGTTGATTGAAAAGCATCCCGACGGCGGATGGAGAAAAGTTTTGGCGCAGCCGGCGGCGGAAGCCGCAGCACCTCCCGAGCCCGCAAAGTCGGTAACGGAGGCGGCTGGGCCACCTGGCGGTGGGGCCAAGGTCCCGGAGACGCCGGAACAGTTCCCGCTGATGGACGTGCCGAAGGAGGCGAAGCCGCTAATCGCGGAGCGCCGGCAGATTCAACGCATCCTGGACAAAATGGATGCGGGCGAAAATACGGACGTGAATGATGAACGGCGCAAGCCGCTGGAAAAAAGATTGGCCGAGATCGAGCGGCAGTTAATGCCTGCCACGGAAAAACCGATTGAGCAGGCCAAGACCACCGAGCAACCGGCATTGCCGGCTAAGGACGCACCGGCACCCACGCCAGTCAACCCGCCAAAAACGGTGGAACCGGTGGCGACGACAGAGAAGTTCACGCTGGAGAATGTGGACGTGCCGGAGGCCCGGCTGGCGTTGAGCCGGATGGAAAGCCCGAGCAAGAAGTTCAAGGTGCAGCGGACGTTTTTGAAACAGGCGGTGGCGGATGCCGCGCAAACGGCAAAACCAGAGGAGACATTGAGCGCGCCGGCCAAGAAAGCATTGGAAGAGCGCCGAATGGCGTCCGAAAAACTCAAGACCGCCGTGTTCAAAAAGGACATCGAAGAGCGCGAAAAAGATTTGGCCAAGGCGGACGCGAAGGTGCGCCAACTGGTGCCGCATGTGGAAATCCATGTGCCGGGGGATGGGATTTTCACGGTGATCAAAACGCGGGAGGCGTTGAAGGATTTTGCGGAGCGGGTGGAAAAGCGTTTCCCTAAAAGCGCGGCCAAACCGGGCGGGCCGGGATTCGCGCGCGAGGGGGTGACACCGACGCCGAAACTGGGCACGGGCAAGCCCGAGGATACCCACAAAGCGGCGGCGAGCCACACCAGCACGGATGAAGGACGCCCGACGCTCCAACATATTTACGGGAACGGCCAGGAACTGATTGCGACGGATGGGCGGCGGATGATCCGCATCATCGAGCCCGGCCACGGCACGCAGAAGAATCCGGTGGCGATGGACCCGGCCACGGGCAAGGAACGCCCCTGGGACGTGAAAAAGGACGGCGGGCAGTTTCCGGATTACAGCCAGGTGATCCCCAAGAAACGGTTTTACGTGGGCGTGGCGGACACGGAGGCGCTGTGGAAAGCCGCGAAAATGGCGGAGTTGATGACGGATGACAAAAGCATCCAGATGCAACTGTGGCGGAACCAGGACGGGACCTTTGGGGCGACGAGCAAAAGCCAGGAGGGCGAGGCCGCGCACAACGTGAAGGACGGCGCGCAACTGATGATGGCCCTGCAACCCAGTTACCTGATTGACGCGCTGGAAAGCGCCCGGCGGCTGGGCAACGAACATGTGGATTTATACATGGGCGATGCCGGCGAGCTTTCACCCATCACGATCCGGGGAAAAAACTCGGAGGACATCATCATGCCCATGCGGCTGGCGGACACGCCGGAACCGCCGGGAGTGGGCATGGAGGGCTACAAGAAAGGTTGGTGGGAGGACATCGACGCCAAAATGAAACCGCTGTTCAAAAAGCCGCTGCCCGAGGGTGTGGCACCGGACAAGAGCGCGGCAGAAAAACTGGCGAAAGAGGAAGCGGCGGCGGAGAAGGCGGCGAAAAACAAACAACCGCCGGGAGTCGGTCCCGCCGGCCCGGGGCTGGGTGCGGCTATTCCCGAGGAGTTTGCGCCGTCATCGCAGACGCCGACGGGGATTAAAAATGCCACGGTGGACCGGGAACGGGCGGCGCGGGGGTTGCCATCGGCGATTGAGCCGGCGCGGAAGGGCTTTGGGGAAGTGTGGGACCGTGCCATGGCGCGGATCGACCAGGACGCGCCGGTGCCGGGCGAGAAACTTTTGCAGGACCGGCTGATTGACGAACTGCGGGCAAAGCCACGGGCGCTCACGGATGAGGAGGACGCGTTGCTGCTGCATCGGCAGATTGATTTGCAGAATGAGTATGGGAAGGCGACGCGGGACCTGGCGCAGGCGCGGGATGACGGGCGCGCGGAGGATGTGCAGGAACTGGGCCTGCGCACGGCGGCATTGAGTGACCGGTTGCTGGACCTTTATAACATCAACAAGGCCGCTGGCACGGAGACGGGGCGCGGGCTCAATGCGCGCAAAATGATGGCGAACGAGGATTTTACGCTGGCCGCAATGGAACTCTCAGCGAGAGCTGCCAAGGGGGGGAGGCGCTTGAACGAAGAGGAAAGCGCGGAAATCACCCGGCTTCATGACAAAATTGCGGCGATGCAGAAGGCTTATAACGATCATGTGGCGGCGACGGAAAAGACGATCCGGGAACTGGAGACGCGGAAACGCATAAAACGACTCACGGATGAGGAAGCGGCCAGGCCCAAAGCGACGAAGGGACAGCCGACCGAAGAGGAGCGGCAAGCCACCATTCTGGCGCGGCTGGAGAAGTTGGTCAAAGAGGGGAAGCGGGGCAGTGACCTGACGAACATCATTCAGCAACTGGCGCGGCACTATGTTCGGAGGGGAGTGAAGGACCGGGACACGCTGGTGGACAAGGTGCATGCGATTGTGGCGCGGCTGGTGCCGGAGATGGAACGGCGGGACACGATGGACGCGATTTCGGGTTACGGGGATTTCAAACAGTTGAGCAAGGACCAGGTGAGCACCGAACTGCGGGACCTGAAAGGTCAGATGCAGCAGGTGGCGAAACTGGAGGACATGCAGCGCGGCCAGCCGCCAGAAAAAACGGGCGTGGAACGGCGGACGCCGAGCGCGGAGGAGCGCCGGTTGATCAAACTGGTGAATGAGGCAAAGCGGAAATTCCAGATACCGGTGACGGACCCGGCGACGCAGTTGAAGAGCAGCCTGGACACGCTGAAAACGCGGATGCGAAATCGCACGAAGGAATTGCAGGACAAACTGGACGCGGGTGATTTTTCGCAGAAGCAACCGCCCAAGCCGATTCAGATGGATGCGGAGGCGCTGCGGTTGAAGGCGCAACTGGAGCGGACCAAGACGGAGTATTTGACGGGGTTGGAAAAAGACCGGTTGAAGCAACGGACGCCGCTGGAGAAATTCCAGGACACGCTGGTCAAGTGGCGGAGGGGGTATTTGCTCTCCGGTTTCAGCACGCTGGCGAAACTGGTGAGCGCGGCGGCGGAGCGGATGGCGTTCAGTCCGCTGGAAGAGGCGGCGGGCAGTGTGCTGGGCAAGGCGTTTCCGAGGTTTGCCGAGCGGACGAGTCGGAAAGTGGGGCTCTCGGTGAGCGCGGAGGCGAAGGCGATTGCGGACGGATTCACCAAGGGGATGAACGACGCGGCGCAGACGCTCAAAACGGGGCACAGTGACCTGGATGTGTTGTATGGGAAACGCGACGTGATGCCGAGGGAGGCGATTGATTTCTTTGGGCAGATACACGGCGCGCTGAAAGCGCCGACGAAACGGAACGAGTTTGCGCGGAGCTTTGAACTGCGGGTGCAGCAGGCGCTGGACAAGGGCATCGACGCCAGTGACCCGATGGTGCAGACGGGTCTGGCGATGGAGGCTTACAAGGACGCGAACCGTTCCATTTTCCTGCAAGACAACCGGGTGGTGTCGGCTTACAAGCGGGCGCTCTCGAAGTTCGACGAGGTGGACAAGGAGACGGGCAAGGTGCCGTTCACGAGCAAGGCGGCGGGGACGGCGGCGCGGGTTGCGCTGCCGATTGTGAAGATACCGACGAACCTGGTGGCGGAGACGATGGATTACGCGCTGGGGACGGTGACCGGCGGGGCGAAACTGGCCAATGCGTATCGCAAGGGGATTGAGACGCTGCCGCCGGGACAGGCGGACATGATTGCGCGTCAGTTGAAGAAGGGCTCGCTGGGCGCGGCGGTGTTGTTGCTGGGATTTTTGAATCCGCAGAACATCGGCGGGTATTATCAGCAAGGCGACAAACGGAACCCGAAGGACGTGAAGGTGGGCAGTGTGCGGGTGTTCGGCGTGAACATACCGAGTTACCTGGTGCATAATCCGTTGTTGGAGACGTTGCAACTGGGATCGACGATTCGCCGGGTGGCGCAGAGCAAGTTGAAGAAGAGCGACACGGAGACGCGCGGGCTGGGCTGGGGATTGTGGGCCGGGGCGCTGGGGCTGGCGGATGAGACGCCGTTTTTGCGGGAGGCGGGTGAGTTTTTGAAACTGGCGAACAAGCAGGAGCAAGGCGCGGCGGCGGGGGAACTGGCGAAGAGTCTGATTGTGCCGCAGGTGTTGAGCGACATCGCGCGGGTGACGGATAGAGATGCAAAGGGGAACATCATTGAGCGGAAGCCGGCGACGATTGCGCAGCACGTGAAGACGGGGATACCGGGGCTGAGGGAGACAGTGAAACGAAAACCAAAATGAGTATGACGACGGAACAAATCACGGCGGTGGTGACACCGGTGGCGGCGGTGGTGATTGCGTGGCTGCAATTCGGCCAGCGGAAGCAGAGCAAGGCGAACGGGGACAAACTGGACGCGGTGCATGCGTTGGTGAATTCCAACATGGGGAAGCAGTTGCTGGTGGCGGCGAACCTGGCGCAGCGGGTGGCGGACCTGACCAAGGAACCCGGGGACGTGACGGTGGCGGCGGAGGCACGCAAACTTTATGACGCGCACATGGCGGTGCAATCGGCATCCGACGCCCTGAGCAAGAACTTGGGTGGACTTACCAGTCCATGAGAGCGAAGGTGATGGGTGAAGAATTTGTTTTTATGTGGGTTGCTCGTGTGGTTGAGCGGGTGCGCGTTGTTCAGCAACCCGTCGGTGCCGGCGACGGAGATACGGTTTAATCCGCAGACGGACGCGTTGAAGATCATTTCGCCCAAAAATGTGATGATCCAGAGTGTGGTGATCAGCAAGAGCAGCACGAATTTTGCGATGACGGTGACGGGCTACAGTTCAACGAATGACGGCGCGATTGTGAGCACGGTGATGCAGGCGCAGAGTCTGATTGCCAGCAACGCGGCGGTGACGATCCAGGCCATCACTGCGAACGCGGCGAAAGCGGCGGCGGGGATACCGTGATGAAGGCAAACCCGGGGTATGAACATTTTGATTTGGCGGAAGCGATTTACGCCGTGGCTGCGGCGGTGAATGAACGGTGCGGGTGTCATGGGTCACACGACGCGCCGGCAACGAAACAAGACCTTTTAGAATTGGAGAAACGAATTATGAGCCAGATTACGGACATCACGGCGGGCATCCAGAAAAACCTGGATGAAATCACGAAGGACATTGCGGCGATCACGGCGGCGGGGGTGGGAGGCATCCCGGCCTCGGACATCGCGGCACTAACGACGGTGGCGACGAACGTGGCCACGGCAACGACCGCGCTGGACGCGCTGGTGGCGACCATTCCGCCCGCGACGCCGGTGACTCCGGCAGTTTAAAGAACTTGGTTGAGGAACCGAGGTTTGGGTTAATGGGTTGGGCCGCACTGGCGTTTTGGACGCTGGTGCGGCTTTTCGTTTTCTATTCACCGCAGAGGCGCAGAGACGCAGAGGCGGAAGGAAGCGAATTGGGATTTGAACCGGAAGGCAAGGAGCAAGATTGGCGTTGAAGCGGACTAAAGTCCGCGCTCCTGCGGGTAACGAGGGCCACTTGCCACCGTTCTTTTTAAGGTATTCGCGGACATCGGCCAAGGGGTGAGGAGGCGGAGGAGAGAGGGCTTTTTGACACGCTATGGGCAAATTCATGCGGCATACTCCGTGCCAAGTACCGCGAAGTAAATGAAAAAAGATGTTGACAGTAAGCGACATCCGACTTAAACACCGGAGTATGTAACAACGGACCAGACCAAGTCTGGACTCATGATTAAGAGATGCGAGACGATGCCAACACAGTGTTACAACCCAAAAACAAAGGACCACTATGACCATTGAAACCATGGAAGGACCGCAGACGACGACCGAAGCGCCGCCGCCGCCCCAAGCGCAGAATGAAAATGCAACCGCCCTGAGCGAGCGCCATGCTTTGGCGCTCAAGCTCTATCTGAAATACAAGGACAAGGGACGCATTGGCGGTTCGACCGACTGGAAACAGGCGTTCATTGACCATCCCGAAGCGAAGCAGATATTGGGCACTAATCCAACGGCGTTGATTGCGAGCATGCGGAGAAGCGGGAAGGTGCCGGGGGAGAAGGTAAAGCGCCAAAAAATCAGTTATTCAAAGCCGCAGTCTAAGGGCAAAACGCGCAAGGTCATGAGGGCTTTGAGTGCCAAGAGCCAGCGGGCGCTGGACATCATGCTCCAGCATGGGGATGAGAATGGTTATCTGGATTATGACAAGCTGGACGCAGAGTCTCCCGGGTGGGACAACCGCATTCCCTCGCGCAAATGGCTGAAAGTCCAGACCAATGCGCACCGCAGCACCGGGCTTTTCAAGATTCACAAGCAGGCGAAGGTGGCAGCGGCACCGGCCAAGAGAGAAGAGGCAACGGCAACAACGAAAACGCGAAAAGGACACCCCCCGAACTCGGCTGACAGACATTTCAACCCGAATCCGCAAATGGTGAGGATTCTGGACTTGATGGTGAAGCACGCGAACGCGGACGGCACCGGCGTGTCGGTGTATGAAATGGACGCGAAAGCGCCTGGTTGGGACGGGGGTGACAATGAGTTCCGCAAAAAGTTCGGCAACAACGTCATCTACTATCGGAAGAGCGGGAACTTCAAGCGATATAAGGACGCGCAGCTTGCATCCAAGATGGGGACAGCCGCGCAACCGATTGTAGCGGCGGACATCGAGCGGCTGGTGAAGGAACGGGTGCAGGAGCAGATGCAGGCGTTTGTGACGGAGACCCGGTTTTGCTCGCGTTGCGGGAAGGACCGGTTGCCCCAAGTAAGAGCGGAAATGTTGACTTCCAACCTCCAAAAATAATGACAACCAATGGACAAAACGTCTGGACACTCGCCAAGTGGGAACCGGTCCCGCCGCCGGACACGCTGGACAAGGAGAAGCATCACACGATTGCGTTTCTGGCCAAGCAAGCGGATTTCGACTGCCTGATGCTGGCGGAGTTTGGGATGACACTGAAAACCATTGCGGGTTACACCGGGCTGACGAAGGGACAGGTGAGTTACCGGCTGCGGAAGGCCAACGTGAAGGTGCAGGACTTCCGCAACGGGCGCGGTCCTTATGCGGCGATGGTGTTCCAGTATTTGAACAAGCCGGCGAGCCGGCAGTTGATCGCGGATGTGCGGGGAAAGTTTACTGAGGTTTAACCGCAAAGAACACAGAGAACACAAAACTGAAAGATTCATGGATGAACCAAAACGCAGACATAAGGCCGTTCACACGGAGTTGGGAATTATTTCCGTCACCTCCAAAGACTACGTGGACGTGGTGCATTTGACGCATAACCAGCAGATCATATTTATCATGGATTGCCAGCCGCGCAAGGACAGTCACCTGACGATCTCCAAGAAGTTTTATGAGTACAGCCATGACCAGTGGCAGGAGGTGTTCCGGGTGTATGAACGGTGGAAGCGGAAGACGATGCCGCATTTCACGATGTCGGCGCACAGCGGGCACACGCGGGACGGTCACGAACACCCGTGGAGGAAGCGGAGTGTGAGCAAGGTGAAGAAGCCAAAAAACGAAATACAGGAATTTCCCGAAGAGTAAGTATGAGCCAGACGGAAAATTGTCTGCGGGTGATCATGCCTTATAAATGGAACGGGCTTTGGGTGTTTGACGACGCATTGGTGGGGCTGGAAAAGGAGGCGTTGGTGTGCGGCATTGATGACATGCTGGACCGGCTGACGGAGGGCATCTTGAACCGTGGGAAAGGCGTGCTCTGCGTGTTCAGCGACGTGGCTTTTCCCGGCCACATGATTGAGTTGACCTGGCTGCGGCACGGGGACAAGGGGACGGGGGACTGGTATTACTGCGAGCAGTTCGGGATGGAAGGATGGCTGTGCCCGGCGCTGCTGAAATATTTCAAGCGCCCGCCCGTGAAGATTTTTGCGCGGATAACCGCAAAACCGGGCAGGCGGAACCTGCCACAACCCAAAAACGAAAAGGAAAATGTATGAGCGAGACCATATGCATTCAAAATAATGGCGATAATTACTACGTGGACCTGAAAGGCGACATACTGGACGGGGACGAAAGCCGGCAGGTGACGGCGGCGGAATTGGAACGGATTTATGCTGCGGCCAGCAAACTCAGAGCCGCCGCCAAGGGAGCCATCACGGGCCTGAAATCGGACCATGCGGTGAGTTTTTGTGGAGAGGGTGGTCAAATGGGAGATGTGATGATCGGATGCCAGTCGGTGGACTACGCAGTGGTGGTACTGGCGGTGAAGGCGAGCCGTAAGATGCGCGCGAAGAAAGGCCGCAAATGAACAAACGGAGCTTGTATCCAATTATTGGGAGGCCACACTGTGGCTTTTCGCTGATTGAGATCATGGTGACGGTGACGCTGCTAAGCGTCATTATTTTGGGTCTGGTGACGATGTTCAACCAGACGCAACGGGCCTTTACGGGCAGTCTCACGCAGGTGGATGTGCTGGCGGGGGGGCGGACGACGGGGGAGATGCTGGCGCGGGAGTTGGAGCAGGTGTCAGCGACACCGGCCAATGGGTTGACGTTCTGGAGCACGAACGTGAGCACGAACGTATGGGCGCTGCCGCAGTCGGGACCGGGGACGA